GCCCTGATGTCCTCTTGGCTCGGCTGTGGGTCGCCCGATGGGTGATTGTGGACAAGCACGACAGAATTCGCGCTCTCCTCAATGGCAAATCTGAAAATCTCTCTTGGGTGAAAGACACTTGAATTAAGCGTGCCTTCAAAAATCGTTGTCTCATTCAGCATTCTACCCCAATTCAATTCGCCTGCAAGTTCGCCTGCTTTGCCTTTGGCAGTGATACCGCCTTTTGTGTCAAGTGCGAGAACGCAAACGATTTCCTTCGTCAGATACCGCATTTTGGACATAAGCAAATCTGCAACATCAGAAGGTGACGTTATCTTCGACTTCTCGGCGTGGGAACGTGCAAGTCGCTTGCCCAATTCAAGTGCCGCCGCTACCTTCTCGGCGCGCTTCTCTGTGAGTTTGCCGCGCTGCTGTAATTCACTTGTGCTGGCATTTGCTAAGCGTGGCAATTCTGCTTCATAGGCGATTAACAAATCCTCAGCGAGTTTCAAATCCGTTCCCATCACACTCGCAACAAGTTCGGGCGTGGACAGATGCTCGGTCGGTCGCGGTGGATACACCTTATCCCGAAGTTGTGCAGCTTCACGCCTGAATTTCGCCGCTGCCTGTGCTTCAAAGCCGCTTTTCCTCTACCGCGTCTTTGCCGTTGTCGTTCACTTCGTCAACGAACCAGTCTGGAGCGATGGGGGTGATAGTGCCTGCGATATAAACCGCGTGTTTCAAGTCCTCAAACTCAATAACGCTGCTCATATCATCAGAAGCACCGACCAAATAAATATGGATTGTTTCACGCTCCACGCCTTCAGCGTCTATCTCTGAATATCCCGAAAACTTGACAATCTCCACTTGGCGTTGTGCCTGTGTGTCAAATAAAATGTGTCCGATGTCAAAATCGCCAATGCCGTTGTCAAAACGGCTTGCTTCTAACTCTATACGCATGATAAAATATCCTCTGTAGTTAAAAACTATCGTTGAGAAAAATCTAACTAATGGATAGGCGCGGAATGTGACCGCGCCTGTCCGATTATGGCAGAGCGTTAACAGCATCGTGAAAATTAGCGTCTGTTAACGTCTCTTTGACCTCTTGAAGCGATTTGCACCGCTTGATTGCTTCCACCAGCCACGCGTACCCATCGTCATAAAGCGATTCGTTGTAGGCACGTTTCATCGCCTCATCTACAAACATGAGCCGTAGGCGTGCCGATGCAGTGTTTTGCTTCGTTATCAGTCTTTTCAGACCGTCGAAGTTAATCATCGTGATACCTCCGTTAGCCCTCAATAACAGCAATTTGGTTGCCGTGCTTATCCCGAAGCGTATCAAAAAGCCCATCGGCTGCCAGAAGCGTTAAGTACGCGATCTTGCCGCCGAAGCGTCTAATATACCGCTTTGCCGTTGCGCGCGCGATAATCTTGATAACCTTATCGCCGTGCTTAACTTTTCTCATTGTAAAATCTCCGTTAGGTTATGCTTGATGCCTGCCTTGATACTCTCAAGACTTAACCCACGCCTCCAGCACCAAGCCCGTGCATATCCTGCACGTTGTGGGATTTGACGCGCCCCGAAGGACGCGCCCGAACTGATTGATTAGATAAGTTGCAACTTTGCTAAAATCTCGTCTGCCTGTGCTATGTCTCGCTCGGCGTTGGGATTCAAATTCCCCGTCTCGTTAGTCACCAAGCAATACACATCATCATCAAGCCAGCCCAAAGCAGCCGATTCACGACTTACCTTGCACCGATAGTTATCGCTGTGATACTCGGTAATCTTTTCAAGTGTCATGTAAGCCTGCCCGTCGTTCTCCTCGTAGAGTGCCTGCAACTTCTGCGTGCAGTGGTTGTTGATACTCGTTATCCTGTATTCTTGCCCATCGGTCGTTGTGAACCACCACGCACCATTAGAAAATCGCTTTATCTGAATTTCCTGTGATTTATGCATGTGAAATCTCCGTAAAGTGAGAGACGCGCCCCGAAGGACGCGCCCGTTCGGTTTATTCCTTATTCTTGACGTTAGGCCCATCGTCAAAGAGTTCTGCCGATAAGCCCGCCCCTGCTGCACAGCAAGGGAACAGAAGCAAGTATTGAACGCCACTGATAACGCTGCCGATTAGCATGATAAGACCGACAAACGCAACGACTCCAAAGAAAATCATCATCGCCGCGCCAAAGACCATCAAAAAGTTATGCATTGTATGCCCCCATAAACAGAGAACGCGCCCCGAAGGACGCGCCCGTTCCGTTAGCAACTGCACGGCGTGTTTATGAAAAAAGCAGGAAAACGGCAAACCTTAGATGTGTCTTGCCGCGTCCTGCTTTTCACGCGCGGGGTGCAGTCGTTATGTGAATTTGTGTGATTTTGTGCCAATTCGGTGTGAATTGGTGTGTCTGGTGGTATTATAGCATATCCCAAGCGATATGTCAAGCGATTTTGGGGTTTTGGGTGCGAACTTGTCAAAATCTACCTTTTCCAAAGTTCAAACACACGCAAAATCACGCTTTATAGCACCATGTCAAGGAAAATCAGGCACATCCCAACGCACGCCAGCACGCACATGGCAGGGAATTCGGTCGCAGAGGGGAGGGGTATAGGGCAGCATCGCACACAGACCGCTACATCGCCCGCACAGGCAGGACTAATGATTCTTGGGTCCAATTTTCAAAAAAAAATTAGAAAAATGGGAATGAAATTGTCCTTGAGGTATACTATAAAGAAAAATTTGACTTAATCAGCGAAAAATTGTAGAATTATAGCACATCGGCGGATAGGATTCTCAGCTCGATACGTCCTTGTATCGAGTCCTATCCGGTCCCCTGAGAAGGATTTAACCGATTGCGATGGGACCTGAGTATATAGTAACCACAGAAAAGAAGGTATTTATGAGAGGCAAGTTTAACATTTTTCTTTTGGGTGTTTCCTTAGGCGTTTTACTTGTCGCGTTGATATACTTCGCAGACGATATAAGAAAATTTATTATCAGCAGGAAAAATTGGATTAATCATCTAATGCTGATTATGACTTTTATTAATACGTCTCTCATTATCTATATCCTCAGATTAACTAAAAATAATAACAACAGGAGCTAAATCATGTCAGAAACAACTGCGGAATACCAGATAAACACCAAGAACCCGAAAACAAACAATAACACACGCAATAGATTTGCGCGTCACGGTTTAGAGATACTCAAGTTAGCTGTCATGGAGGTGTTATATCAAAAAAAAGAGCATCTCCTCCAGCCTAAAGATATTCGCAACAGCCTGGATCTACCACCCACGAAATACACAGCTGGGAACACCAATAGTTTAATTCTTGGCGTTCTTTCATATTTAAAAGACGCTGGATATGCCGATCATATTGTCTCTTATGGATGGCAAATCACAGAAAAGGGAATGTTGGTTATTGAAGGAGGTGATAAAAATTAATATCGGCAGTTTTGACCTTGAATTCAAGCTTAAAAAACACGGCGGCTATATCTATGATGTCCGAGACAAGAAAAAACCGAGATTTGTCGGACTTATCATGGAAACAACCGCCGCGAAAGGCTATACATTATGCCCTTTCGTTCGAAGAAGCATACATTTTGATGCTGCAGTGCCGGACAATCTTCGATCTCCGCTGAAGGCACAGCATTGGGTCATGGATCACGCAGTTATGTGGAATGCTACTCGAAGATATACAGTATTCAATGGTATTATTGGAATACTTGTCCCTATCCCTAGAGTACTTCACGTTCTGCGAGATGTGCGGAGTGCGATAATTGTTCTACAACTGTTTTTTGCAGTGATACTCTACCAGCGTAACCCGAATAATTTGCTTGAATGGAGTGCTGTTATTATCGCTGCGAGTTGGGCAATTTACAACATTGTTATCCTTTGTAAAGATCATCGTATATTTAGCCGAAGGTTTTGAATCAACAAAATTAAATACTGTTGATTTTTATACACCACATCGTGTATAATTTTTCAGCAAGATTCCACATTCTTCTGACATTATAAGGTTAAAGCAGAACCTTATATGCTATGAATGCAATGTGGCATCCCAAACAAGACCGTGTTTGGAGATGTTCCATTATTAAAACACTTTTTGTTTGAAATTTCATTAAAAAATTTCAATTTCTTGTGTTAATGGAGTAAAATCTTGTCATTTCGCTCAGTCATGTGGGCACGCTGGGATTGCAACGGGGGGGCACGCCGCCCCCTTGCCCAGTATACCAAAAACAACACATGACGAAGCCACATGACTCTCCAAATATTTGTCTAACGCCCTCATTTCAGGGATATTATGTTTTTTTACCTTGATGAACTGTGTGTAGAACGCCGCTACGCCTTGTTTGTGTTGGAGCGGCATATTCTACATTTAACCTACTTTATTTTCCAAGTACGGGCAATCCAAAACCCTACTTTCTTAACGTTGTGCTGCCCAATCGGGTTGCACAGCGAATAGGGGACTTTTTTTATGAATTTATCAGATTTTTCAACACCAGGTATCCAAGTACCAGAATACAAAGAACTCTCGGAGATTAACTTTGCCCTTCCCGCGGTGGAATACACTGATAAGCATGTTCAGGGTATCATTGAGAATGATCTGACACTCCTTGAAACTGCTTTTTTTCTGAACCTGTTGGGCAATATGATTGCTGATACCGGTATCCTGCACGGTGCGCGTATCTCAACACTCGCCAAACGCCTCGGTTGTACGACATCCTGCTTCTACGGTAAGGATAACCTCATAGATCGGATAAATGCCACCGGTATGGCGACGCTTCGGATCAAGAACAAGAAGGTTCACGGTCGCATCCATGAGCCGCCGAAAAAGCGGACAAAAAACTTGAAGAAGGAGCCGCCGATCTATCCGTTGGCTGTTTCGATGACGCACCGAGTCGCGCTACAAGGGCTGCTCACGAACACAGAAGCGAAGACTGTCATCCGAACACTGTTGATACTTTCTATGCACTGCGATCTTGATACCGGTGAGATCAACACCGAGCAACGTGCTTGTGAATGGGCTGATATGATCGGTGTATCTCGAACATCCATTGAACGTGCGATCGACTGGCTCAATGAAAAAGGCTTTGCCCAATTGGACCGTGATTATGTTGTCATCGGGTTTTTGCGATACACCGCCATGGCGCGCGGCTTTCTACGTGTTCACGCTGAAAAGCAAAAAGAGCTGAACGCGAAAACGAAAGCAGAAAAAGCGGCACGCGAAGCAAGAGGGCTGCCACCGAAGCCTAATTATGCCGAGATAGAGTTGAAACTGTACAAGTTCTTCGGATTGGACGCTAAAGGGTGGACGCGAACGCTGTTCAAGGAGGCAACGAAGTTTCTATTGAAAGGGTTTATGCCGGAGGGTGAGTACAACCAAGTTGGCAGCCTGTAGGCGTTCCGGTGGGATCGTGAAAACGGAGGCACGATAACCACTGGATTCAACGGACTTATCAACAATTTTACGAACAATTCATCCACAATCTTCGCGAATCGTGCAAACCGAAACAGTTTGGAAAGTGGGGTTATAGACATGTGACGTTTGAAATAGACAAGTGCAATCGTAATTTCAAAATTTTTCGGGAACGCTGATACCCTGTGGGTTATCGGCTGCTTTCGCGCAAAGTTAAAGTTAACCTCTAAATTTGATAGGGTACTATCTTTAATTTCTAAATATTAATTGTTTAAGCGTGAACGCGGACTCGATAAATAAATGTGCAGAGGAAGGAGAAGAGAAGAGGTTAACAAGGAAACCGAAGAAGGGAGCGGAAAGATGAACTTTGATGATTTGCTACAGCCACCGTATTTAGAACATCTCGATGACTCAGACTATTACATTTCGCTGGTCTGCGATGAATGTAGCCAGCCTTTTGAATGCCCGATTGACCAAGCGTTCGCGGACCTTGCATTCAAGGAAGATCAGGGTGTTCCGATCTGTTGTCCGGTATGTATGCCACAGGACCCTTATGAAGATGACGTTTGAAAGGAGGTGATTGCGGAAACCGGAAGTTGACACCGTTGACCGTTGTTGGTAGATAGCCTTACTAACAGTGGTGTTAGGAGTTTTAGGGCGGTCTTTGCTAGAGGCTGCCCTTTTTCTGTTTTTTGCTTGACAGAAAAATAAAAATATTGTAGCATATTATATCAGGCGATTGACATTTGAATATTGGGTAAAAGTGTATTTACTTCAGGCGAACTGTGCTATATGGCACGGATTCGTCTTTTTTTGCTTTAAGGGGCTATTAAAGGGGTCTATTATGTCATCTGAATCCAACGAACAATCCAAAGAACGCGGTGAACTTGAAATTCCACGATTGACTGGTGAAGCACTTGAATTTGCCGAGACGATCCTTTCGATCGGGATGCCTTATGGGTATGCGGTTCAAGCGTTTTTAGAGTCTTTCCCTGCTTATGCGGAGCATGACGACCTTACAGAAGATGAAATCTCTAATATCCTGTTGGCGCGTTTCAAGCGGATGCGTCGCGACACCCGTAGGCTAAGTTACCAGAAAATCAAAGAGACGGAAGCCTCGCTGAAGAAGTTGTTAGACTGTATCCCTGTCGCGTCCCCATTGATTCGTTTAATTGAACTTGAAGAGCTGCGTCAGGATCTCGGTTTGAACTGTGAGCAGCGGATAAAAGTTTTAGGGGCTGCGGCGAAAGAGACCGATCGGTTGATGCCACGTGAACGCACCTCACCCTTTTCGGGGTTACCGGATCTGATCCCCACACAAACATCTGAATCTGAAACCCAACCTGAAAAACCTACAAAGGACATTTTCGGTGGAGCGATAATGAACCATGCTAATACAGGACAAGAAACTTCCGAAGACAGTTGAAGAAGAACGTAAAGAGCTCTATGCAAGTCCAAAAGGGAAAGAGCTGCTCGCCGGTGCCCAGCAGCTTCAGAACGAGATACAGGGCATTGCGGATAAAGCGATGCTCGATGCCAAGAAAAAGAAAGGCACGACCGGCATGGATTTTGATGAGTTGGACAACGTTTTGGACGATTTCTCACAACATTCGCATACGCCGGCAGTCGCTGCTGCGTCGCGTACGTCGTCCGCTGTAACCCGTTATGTTTTCAAGGACGGTCAATGGGTGAATATCCATAAACCGCCGCCGTTAAGAGGGTAAAATGTCGAACCCAGTCGTAGAAGACCTTACCTACCAACCGGATCCGATCGACATCCGTGTGCCGTTCCCGGAGATACGCTTCAAGAAGACGGGGTTGATCTATCAGCAATCGATCACCGAGAAGCAGAAGGTATTCCACGCTCGCGATGACAAGTTTCGCGCCGTGCAAGCGATGATCGGTGCTGGTAAATCTGCGATGGCGACGATAGAATCGTTCCGCCATTCCTGGTACTACCGCTCAAATTTCGGGTTCATTATCCGTAAAACCATCCCGCAAGCGAATATCTCAGCGATCCCGGATTTGATGGATGTCTGTCCGCGGTGGATGATTATCTCGTGGAACAAGACGGACAAATGCTTGGAGTTGTTGAACCAGTATGGCTATGAGTTTCTGAAAAATGGTGGCGAATCGTTGCGGAAAGGCGAACAATACGACTGGTTACAGGAGATTGGCGGCACATCCCAAATCATCTTCACCTCTTTTGAAGGTACCGTCGAAGCGTTAGAGAAATGGGCATCCAGTAACCTGGGCTGGTATTTCATTGATCAGGCGGAGCAGGCGGATGAATCGATCTATGTGAAGCTTAACGAGCGGATGCGGCGGATGCCCTCAGCGCGTCAAGCGTGGTTTATTGCCAACTTCTCGCGCGATATCCCACAACAATCGGGGTGGTTGTGGCGATTTTTCTCTGAAGACTCACCTGAATACCGGGAGAACCACTGGTATACCGACGATATGCCCACAGATGCCAACGCCAAGAACCTGCCCCCCGACTATAAAGCGACCTTGAAACAGACGATGCATCCTGATGATTATGCCCGTCTGGTGTCTGGTGATAAAGACAAGATGCGGATGTCAAAATCTGTGTTCCCGGAACTCTCGGATGATGTGCATTTCATTGAACACCAAGAACCGCCGCCACATTGGTATCGCGGTATCGGCTTGGATCCAGGTTTATCAAATCCGACGGCGTTTGTAGAATGTGCCTTTTCGCCAAATGGCGATGTCTATATTTACAACGAGTACGAGGAAAAGAACCGTGCCGTCTCCGATGAGGCGATGGTCTTACGAAACCTTATCACCCCGCAACATATCTTCTTTTTCATGGACGGCATCGACGGGCTGAAGCGGAACAAAGTTACGATGACATCCTTGCAAGCGGAATACATCGCGCACGGGATACCGTTTGATTTGGCACCGAGGGAGGTTGTGCCGGGCGTACAACGCATCAAAGAGTATTTGAAGTTTGACCCGAAGCGGATACACCCCTTCACTGGGAAACAGGGCGCGCCGCGAATGTTGATAAGCAGGCGATGTGTGAAGCTTCGACGTGCTTTGATGCTCTATCGGTTTGATGAACGTAAGACGCACACGATATTTGAGAACGAACCTGAGAAGTTCCGGAAATATCAGGATCACCTCGTCGATGCGGTGCGTTTTATCTTGGCAGGTGCGACGCTTCCGATCGGCGCAAACCAAGAGATGCCGACATATTCTGCATCAGGTGCCCCGCGTGCGAAAGAAGGACCTATTACACAGCTCCAGTACAACTCGCAAGGACACTTGGATTTCTCGCATGTGATGCGTTTTGCGAAAGAACCTGTACCGACCGAACCGAAAAAACCGACAACGTCGCGACCGCGTCAAACATCGTGGTCAAGAGGAATAACAGCAAATGCTTGATTTTGGACATCCTGTAACATTTAATGAACACGTTGGTGACACCGATGAACATGGGAATCGTGTAGATCGCCAATTCCGATATTACCCGGATGCTCAGCCGAAGCCTGTGCTGGTCACCGATGGTGGTGTCGGCGGCTCTGAGGAGATGATGCAGGAAGAATCGATTGCTATGCCTGAAGGTGGCATCGCGATCACGGAAGACACTGAACACGAGCTGCTTGCGTTTTACTGGCAGGCGACGCAGAAATATCGTGAACATCACGATGCGGTCGCACGTGGTGAAAAAGAACCAGCGAATACACCCGACGGTAACCCGCCACGCGAGGAGATGAGACCAGATCCACCACCAAACAATATGAACGGACACCATTTTACGCGTCCTGAACAGGGTCCAGGAGTACCACATATTGAAACCCCAATCTCAGAACCGCCACCGATGGGGCTACCGACGGTCGAAGTGGACATACAGACGTTCACGGAGATGCAGCGGCAAATCATTCAGAGCGAGTCTTTGGTGGACTTCTGTGAAACGGTGATCCAGTCACTGTGTATCCAACTCACAGATTTATTGTCACCGGATTCATCGAACCACCAAATCAATGAGATGTGGTTGGAAAAAATCGAACAGATGAGGTTAAAACTTTATGGCAGCACAGGAGAAGTTGAAGCAGCTGATTGATGATGCTTTTGAGAAAGTTAATCAGGCACATCAGCAGGAAATCGATGTCCTACACGCGAAGATCGAGGAACTCCAAGCGAAGGTGAAAATCCAAACCGAAGCCGAGACGGATACGCGTATCCGTGAGATCATAGCGCATGAACAGGTTTCGGTGGAGGCTTGGATAAAAGACGCAATTGAACAAGTGATCGTTTATGGTGATTCTCCGATGATCCGTGTGGAGTCTTATTGCTATGAGCGGTTGAAGGCACACGCTGCAGCGAAAGGTTTTACGATAGAGGCACTCACAACAAGCCGAGAGGTAGCACAACAGTTAATCGCACTTATTGATAATTTTTTGATTTGAACAGACATCTGATATGCTACAACAACAGCCCACACTCCCACAATTACAACCGCAGATGATCGACCCAGAAAAATGGTTGGTCTCGCAAGGTCGGATGCAGGCACGCAACCCGGATAACACACCACCGGCGGAACGTGCTGCGTTGGTCAAGAAATTCCTACGCGAGTCGGAGAACTCGGAATGCCGGCAGGAAGCGTTGCGGTATTGGGAGGAGGCGGATCGGCTCACAAAAGGCTATCACTGGTCGGATATGGTATCGGGTTCGGCGGATTACCAGTTAGATTTCCACTTCGTTGCGAACCTCATCTATAGCATCAAAGAAAAACTTGTCTCGCTGTTGGTGGAAGGTATCCCTGAGTTAGAGTTTCTTGAACGCAACCCGAACCAAACAGATTTCGCTGTGCAGATGGATAATTTCTTCCGGCATGAGTGGGAACGCAATAACTGGATGGCGGCGTTGGTGATTGCTCTTGATGAATCGATCAAACACCGAACCGGCTGGCTGAAGGTGTTTTGGGATACGCGTGCCGATGGCGGTCGCGGTTCTGTCCGGATAGAATCAGTAAGTAACTACGATCTGTTCTTGCACGAAGGTGCGATGATTCGGGAGGGTGAACTCCAATCGAAATATATCATTCATAGGATGGATAAGACGCGCAATGAGATTATCGCACAATGGAAAGTTGATCCGTCTGGTGAGTTTCAGCGGCACTTGGGGCAACAGACCGGTAGACAAGACCCGTCTCGTCCGTTTTTGGATCAAGTTCGCAATGATGCTTCTACAATGCGCGGAACAAGCACTTCAGAATCGCGTCCCCCGCGGTATGCGGAAAAAAAGGATGTCTATCAGGTCTATGAATGCCATTATAAAGACGATTCGCTCATAAAATCGGCAGGCGTGGATGCCACCGAACCGGCGATGCTGCAGTATCCTGCGGGACGTGTGTTGATTGAATGTAACGGGCATCTGCTACACGACGGGCCTAATCCGGCAGGTTTTTGTATGTTTGTGCCGTTCACAGTCGATCCGTCTGTGGATGCCGTTTATGGCCCCTCGATCGTCAACCAGTTAGCAGGTATGCAGATGGCACTCAACAAGTGTATCTCGCAGGCGATAGAGCATACGGAACGGTGTTCAAACCCGGTGCTGAAGATTTCCTCGCTCTCAAAGAGTTTAAACCAAGATTCGGATATTGGCGCGCCTGGGAGCCGTATCGTCACGATGGAGAACGAAGGTGGCGCGGCGTGGTTGGAGCCGCCGGCGTTAGGTGTAGAGGTCAAAGAGATATTGGCGTTGATGATTGAGTTGATGGAGAACGTCTCAGGCGTTCATGAGGTCTCACAAGGCGAAACCTCGCCTGCGCGGAGCGGTATCGCGATTGAACGGCTTCAAGCTGCCGCGGCAACTCGGTCGAACCTGCGGTCGATTAACTTCGATCAGGGGCTGAAAACCTTTGCCCGCAATGTCTGCTCACTATTTGTTGATTATGTCAACGAGGACCGGCAGTACCGGTTCTTGGATGAAGACTCGATGATGGAGGCGCACGGCACTTTCAATGCAAAGGCGTTGGTGACACCGACGCGTCGCGATAAGATTGCGCAACTCCAGGACCAGATGATGCAGATACGCTCAGATTTCACGAACATTGTCCGGTTTCGCTCTGGCGAGGAAGCGGAGATGCTCCAGGAATACTACATCTCGCTACTTGAGGAGCTGCAACGCGAGATTTATATTGTGCAGGCGTTACCGGCACATGACTTGGTAAGTTTCGATGTCCGTATCCAGACAGGGACGCGAAGTATGACGCAAGCGGCGCGTGAAAGCCGTGCATTTATGTTATTTGAACTCGATATTATCACGGAAGCCTCGCTGTTGAAGATGTTGCGTGTGCCGAATGCACACAAGATGCTACAACTCAAAGCTGAGGAACGCCAAGCGATGGCTGCCGCGCAGCAACAGGGTGCCCAACAACAACTCGCACTCGAAACCGAGAAAGACGACGCTGAGCATGACAATGAGATGGAATTGCAAGAGCTCAAGGGTCAATTCGATATAATTGTCGCGAAAATCCAGGCGAAAGCGGCAGAAGTGCGTGCAAGTAAATCTGCTGATAATTCTAAACGCACCGCCAAAAAGGCGGCTTAATGGAAGCTAATAAATGGAGGAATTTCTTATGGCAGGCCCAAACGGAAGTGTCTGGGGCGATGAAGTGATTGTTTCTTCAGCAACAGCACAAGATACCAAACCTGCGGGTGACACAACTGGTGACCAAAACACAGGTGATGAGAACACAGGCGCAGGTGACGCGGACGACACCAAGCAGTCCGCACCCGAAGCACCGGTGGTACGGCTACCCGACGGTACGGAAGTCCCGGTAAGCGACTACGATCCGTATGCCCAACAGCGTCAAGACCTCGAAAAACGAGAGACCCGCGCCGATGCGATTCTTGAATTCAACAATGGTAACGGTACTGAGACTGGTGAAAACAATACAGGGGGCGATACTCCGCCGGAACACCCGCTGCTCGCAGATAACCCGTTGCTCCAGAAGATTGAACTGGACCCCAACGACACGCTCATCACCGAGGAAGAGCGTCAGAGTGCAGAACGGTTTAACAGCCTTGTAGACTACGCCAAAGAGCAGAACCAGACGATCGTCGATATGGAAACCAACTTTAAGAAGGACATTGACGCGATTCGGGATACCGTCGGCGATCGTTTTGTTCGTGAAGATATTGCGCGCGTGACGGCGACGACAGGCGTATCTGAACAAGAGCTACTCGCAGCGAGTAGGGCAACAGGTGTCACGGATGTGCAGACGTTAGCGACGCTCGTTATCGGCGAAAAAGCGATGCAGACCGCCGCTGAGGAGGCAGAAGCCGCCGCGGAGGCGAAACGGAACGAAGAGGCATCGAATATCGGCGGTGCAAGTCAAGGTGGCGGGAACGGTGGCGATAACGCCCAACCTGAAGGTCGCGGGGTCAAAAACTGGCGCGATCCCAATGAGGTAGGGGCTGTTTATAAATTCGGAGCCACTGGATAACAAAAAAACATAACAGGCGATTCTCAGGCGAAAAGGTTAGATAGAGAATGTCTTTGAACATTGGGGAACTTGAAGGTTTTACAAAGGACTGGGGACCCAGCATGGTCTCAGATACCTTTTTCAATCAGCACGTTCTTTTAAAGTCGATGGAATCTGTCCGTCAGACGTATCCTGGTGGTGATTTTATACGCCTGCCGTTGAACGTCCGCGGCGACAGAAACGATCAGACCGGTCGTGCACTCGGCTACACGGAATCCTTTGATTTTCCGAAACTCGAAGTCGGGGATGTGGCACGGTTTGAACCGAAAATGGAAGTCCAGGTCATTGTGATTTGGGACTATGAAGTTGCGAAAAACGGGGCATCGGATGTCCAATACGCCGATTTGGTACAGAACCGGATCTCTTGGTACATGAAACTCATGGCAGACCGGAAGTCTCGGTACTTGTACGGTCGCGGTGGGAACACCACGCGTCCCAACGGTTTGATCGACGTGTTTGATAATACAGCGAAATTCGGTCAGATCGACCGCACCAAGGCACCCACCTACCGTTCATTCCACCTTACCAGCAGTACTACGCGCGGAATCAGCCGTGCATTGCTCTCTGACTCGCTCATTGATGTCTGGGACGGCGCGAAGAAGCCTGACATCGGCATCACGACCCCTCGGATATGGTCGAAGATCCACTCGATCCTGATGCGCGATGAACGCTACGTTCAGAACGCTGCGTTAGCAAATGCTGGCTTCACAAATATTGTGTTCATGGGTGTGCCGATTGTTTTTGATAAGGAACGTCCCGCGAAAGTGTCTGCAAGTAACCACTCCTTGGATTGGTTGAACTTTGACCACTTGAGGGATTACGCATGCGAAGGTTTCGACATGCGTAGACACCCTTGGACCCGGATGCCACAGAACACTGGGCAGTATCAAGTGATTGTTAACTTCGGTAACTTTTGTAGCGATAATCTGCGCTATGAGTGCCGTCTTGACGATCTTGATCCGAATCAGCTCACAGCGGCTGCGTAGGTTTCCGGTAATTGTAGGTGCGGTTTTCAAACCGCACCAGCTCAAAGGAGAAATGAAATGCCAATTTTTGGTGTACCGACGATATTTGAGGGTCCTTATAAGGACGTACACGATAAACCGATCGTCGCGCTGGGTGGCTGTTTTGTTAGCAATGTTGATGACGTTATAATGAGTTTTGTCCGGTTTTCAGAAGATGTGAAAGAAGGTGATGCGATTCGCACGAAACACATCCTCGGTACAACGATGCCTGTGTTTGCCGCGAGTCAGATTGTCGCTGCAGGGACACAGAAGATTGAGATCGCAGCTGGCGGTTTAAAAACAGCACTTGCAGGGATCCCTGAGGAACCGACACTCCGTGATTATGCGAAAATCGCCATTACCGGTGGTGATGGCGCGGGTCAAAGGGGGTACATTACGCACTACACCGACACAGTGCTTAATATGCGGTGGTATGACAAGAATGACGGCACATTGAAAACTGCTATTGGTCACCAAGGGAATTCGGGTATCACAGCAACCAGTACGCTTGTTATCTGGGCCCCCTGGTATGTTGAACGTGCGTTTTCGGATGCCGCCAACGCCACTGAAGGCACAGTGAACGGGATTGTATTAGCACGTTCAGCAAAGAAAGACCAGTACGGTTTTGTCGGCGTTGAGGGCGATTTCCCTGTGAGAGTAAATGTTGATGTTGATGCAGGCGACATCTTGATCCCCGCGTTGACAGCGGCACAGGGCGAAGGCACGGTGCCTGATGCTTCAGATGTGCCACCGCCGTATGCCACCGTACATCACGCTTTGGATGTTAGTGCTGCTTCAGATGATCTTGTAGAAGCAACGGTTTACTGTCGGAAAATCTCGATTGTTAGGGAAATTGCGGAGAGTTTGGTCCGCGGAACCCCGAGGCCTGAGGCTGTCTAATGGGAACCCCACGTGGTGAAATTCGGCAGAGTGTGCGCTATCACCTCGGCGAACGTACGCCGGGCACTTGGCAAGATGATGAGATCAATTATTTTATCCAAGAGTCCGGCAACGAACACGCCAAACGCGCATATTCTGTGAAAACGATTATTTATACATCGACCTTACAGAACGTGCGGGATTACGCGTTCCCTCCGAATTTCGGGGATCTGTTGTCTGTCCGGTATCGCGACGAGTCTATCTCCGATGAATGGGGATTAGAGTATGTCATCAAAGACGTACTCCGTGATTGGTCTTATACCGGCACCGAGAACGGCGACCCCTACTACTACTACCGCGAACAGGATTCTATCGGGCTGTTCCCGATCCCGAATAAACCGCTTGTTTTGGAATGTAAGTTTGAAAACGATTGCCCAGGGTTCACAGAAATATACGACCGTGAGGCCGAGACTGGCTTCTCGCAGGACATGACGTTAGAGATCGTCCCTGATACAACCGAACCGACAGAGATGGAGGTACGAGACACAGACTTAGACCCGCGTTGTGTGTGGGTTTCAAACGTTTCTCTGTACCTCCGTCGAAGCGGTACGTATTTTCCTGGTAAAATCTGGCTTACCTTTACGAACTTGACAGGTGAACACCAGTTTGTGCATGTCTCTGGCGAGTTATCCGCAGACTCGATTAACTCGCATCCGGAATGGGTACACTTCGACTTCACACAGAACCCGATCGGTATCGACTCGGATGAACAAACTTTTCGCATGCAGATCCATGTTGATAACGAGTATATCGAAGCCGAACCCCGTAATTATGGCGGTAGCGGTATCTTGGTCGGGACAGAGACGGTCGAAGAGACACCGCAAGCGTTTTTTCTCATGCACCGGCTCCGCAACGATCTTGAAGTTGAGTATTATCGCAACACTTGTGACCTAATGACAGAGGACGACGATATACTCAACATCCCGGACCGCTACACGGAAACGATCGTTCACATGGTGTTAGAGAAATGTTATCTCAAAGACGGTTATGATCCGCGGCTCGCTGCGTATTGGCATTCAAAAGCAGAGACGGAGATCATGGAGGCAAAAGCGCAGGCAGTGATTCCAACACTGGGTCGGCGGCGTGAGCTTCGACGGTCTTACCCGCGGCTGTCAAATCTGACATACAACAACACAACAGGAATGTTCCGACTCCGGTTAGGGAGACCATAAATGTTTAGGTGTTTACTGTTCTATGTTTTAGCGAGAATTCCGCAGATGTGTAAAATCTGTTTCTACTGGTGTGTACCTGCGAAACATTTATATAACACAGCCGAACAGGTGTGCGGAAGGTGCTTTTGGACACAGATGAGATGAATATCAACTTTGCTGGCGGACTCGTAACGAATGAAGTTTATAACCCTCGCAGTCGCGGGGCATCGGGGCAGTACGTCCGGAATTGCCGTGTGAATGGACACGGCTGGCTTATCCCCAGGAAAGGACGCGTTCGCGCCGAGGCACCAGATATTTTCTCTTATGCCGATGAATATGGCGGTAACCCGTTGGGCAAGATAGCACCCGGCACAGTTCGCTATGCGGAAGCCGGCAGTTCGGAAGCGATTGCGTTCGCGCCGGTGAAGATGGTGTTCCAGGCAGTGAAAGTAGACACTTCGCAGGTGGAACAAGCGTTTCCGACGCAACAGGGCGATACAGGTGAACCGCCGCCGATCCTATCACCGCGGACGGTGATAGGTGAGCATTCGGATCCGATCACGGTTGAAACCGTGCGTGTCGTGAACGCTGAAGATCAGTTTGGTGAGTTTGAAAGGGATCCAGGGAATTCTGCGAGAAGCTACCGTGCCCGTGTGCATACCTTGAAGGTTGTTCATCTTGATGAAGAAAAGATCGCCGTTAGATTTCGGATTACTGGCGATATAAATCTCAAAGTGGTGATTGTAGATTACGGCTCTAAACAGCCTGTCCGGTATCTCAGGGATACAACATACCTTGATGGTGGCGAGAACGACAGAGAACCCAACTCTGAAAGCCCGCGGTATAAAGAGGTTATCTGGGACGGAAGAAACGATTTCGGTGAACGCGTTTCGCCTAACAGTTATTCTGTCGCATTTGAGGAAGCCGTGCCGATAACTCGGCGCAATGCAAACGGAGAGGAGCTGCCCATCTCTGAATATGACTACCGGCGGAGTTGGCTTCCGTTTGACATTAGATGGGAAACGCTTGAAATTTCGGTGGGTTCTGTCCCTGATGCGACGCATGTCGATATTTTTGTTACAGCGGATCCTGTCTCTGAACACTATTTTTGGGTTGCAAGGCTACCTATAGACCGGACGGTACATTACCAGTTTCCTGTGCCGGACGTGAACACAGAATCGGTGTTGACTTTTGAAGATGTCGAGTGGATATATATCGCTGCCAACGAGTTTCGGGCATACACAGCCGAAGCAGACTCGAATCGGGTCTATCTATCACATTTCAATCCGGGGACAGGGGAACGGTTGTATCAGAACTTCACGGACTTTATTGATCTTGATCTACAGGACGGCTATATCACAGGTCTCCATTTTCTGCGAGATACGCACCTAATTATCTACGCGTCAAACCAGATACAGATTTTGGCGACCGATCCGCTCCCGGAACTGCATAGCGTCATTGATTTCATTACACCGAGAGACGATAAAGGAGAGTACATCGGCTGCATCTCACCAGATTCTATTGTCGATATGGGCGGCGTTCATTACTTTTTAGCGACCGATAAGCGGATCTATCGCTATGACGGCTCAAATTTGAGAGAGATGTCGGATAAAATCCACGGGGTGTTGGCTCAGGTTATCGAACTTGAAAATGCTGTTGGGTTCTCGCACGATCAACACTATCTGCTCTCTATAGAAGACACGACGCTCGTCTACGACTTGATCCATAACGTCTGGTGGCAAGACGATTTCGCAGTCTCTGATGCGATGAAAGACCGTGCCGGTAATGTTTACGGCGTTATCGACGGAGAGACCTTTCAGCTGTATACCGGTGAGACCGATGACGGTCAACCGATCCGGCGTATCTGGCAGAGTCATCCTTATTATGGGCGTATTCAACAGAAATGGGAATCGATCCATGTCTTTCCGCAAGCACCGGCAGTAATTGACGTGGAAGCATATACGGAATTCAATCGTGCGGAAGGGAGGCTCGATGTTGATAGTCTTGCGAACCCTTGGGCACAACGAATGGGATGCCTCCTTCGCGGGCGCACACTCACGGTAGAGATTCAGACTGAATCGACAGCAGCGATTGATCGGATAACCGTTAATGAGCGGGTAAGGGGATAATTATGACATTAGCATTGGATGCGAACAGTCGGACATTGGGAGTGCGCGAAGGGCTGCCCCCTGGTGAGTTCCTAACGTTGACAGGCGGGGAAACGCCTGTGGAGACACCTGTTGTGGCAAATGCAGCGAAGCGGTTGATGCCACACGGTAATGGTGCAGCACTTGTTTCCGATAAAGCGAATCAGTTGAATCTCGGCTCTGGTAATCCTCGGGACTCTATTTTGAGTGTTGTTGGCTGGAATCTGAAGATATTAAATCCAGGCTACCGGCAGATGCGTCAGATCGAATCGGTTGATGGAAGTGTTTTGACTTTATCGAGTAAGCTTGACTATGTAGAAGGTTTGGGCACATTAACGGCGAATACTATTCAATGGGTGATCTATCCGATATTAGCTTTACCGTTGTGTATCCATTACCGCAAAGAGATAGACAGCAGTGCATTGTTTATCGGTTTCACAGATGGAGTAGCGTATCAACCGACCCCGAAAAAGTATGTAGAGATAGATGGAGGCGAATCTGTGATACTGCCGACACAACAGTTGGACAAGATTTTTTATTGGTTTGGCGGGGATGCTAAAACAGCAGGCACTGCTGATATTTCCTGGGGCGAACACTGCGTCCGGAGATCGTAATGCGTCAAGATAAATGCATTCAAGAGTTCGTTGTGCCGCGGGAACGCGTTACACCTGAAGTTGCACGTGTGTTTCAATCTATTTTGGTATCGCTACGGAACTTGGAGCGGAAGATTCAGGCACTGCCGGCGGATTCAGCCGAGTTGCCCGCATTGCGTGCCGAACTTCAAGATCTAAAGCGTACTTTGCAGCGATCAAAGCAAGAGGTTCGGGTTGATCGGAGACCAAGTCGGGACCCTGAAATCCAGTATTCTTCGGAGTTTTCATAGTGCCGTTTCGATATGTTGAAACCCTCAACAGAAACGATAAGCAGTTCGTATTTGCTGAAGTCGGTAATAGTGTTTATCTTCAGTTTGGTCAACTTGGCGCGGACAGTTCGAGACTCAACGAGTCCATCCTCGAAGGGAGTTATATCGGGTTCTTTCAAGGCACGGAGCGGATTAGAGACCTACTCGTTACCGGCGATTGGGATATTAATGGCATTCCTGTAGAGGAAGTGCCAAGCGAATTGGTGCTTGGCGAAACATACAGAGTCAAATCCTCACAGGCGCGTCCGGGTACGGATGCTGTTGTCCGGGAAACCGAGACGACTGTAACAGTTATTGAGGACGAGGGTGTTGTCCGTATCACGGATAGTTTTGATATTGAAGCGGGCATCAAAGCGACCTTCCCGTTTGACTACCGGGTGGTGAATAAGCGTTATACAGGGTTTCAACCGCGGTTTTATCCGGGTGTCCAGGAGTTTGATGAGAATGAACCGTTAAGTGAAGACGATGATCGGTATCCCGATGAGATCGCCTTTGATCCAGCAGTTCCATTCCAGCGTGAAGGACTTTTTGTTCATTATATTTCATTTATCCCGCAAGTGAGTGGAACACTTTTATTTGATATTGAGTTGTTAGCGGAAGAAATGGAAGGCTTTAGGCTTACAGACATCAACGGCAACAGGCTTGTAGACGTGAACGGTAACGTACTTGTTGGTCAAGTGGCACCGATGTTCCAGGTTACAGACATCAACGGCAACAGGCTTGTAGATGTAAACAATAACGTCTTGGTAGGGTTTGTATAATGGCAACAGATCTTGATGCTCGCAATGTGCCAGACATAGCGAATGCGGAACTTTTCGACAGCGATGTAGAGATTGCGCTGCTTGAGGCAGGTGCGTTCAAATACATTGCATCGGTTATATTCCGTCAGATCTTCTCGACATCCCTATTCAAACACGGCACAGCGGCTCCGGGTGCGTCCGATATTATCGCGAATACGACCGTATTCTACATCCGTACGACGGGTAACAGGCTTTATGTTTCGCTTGTGGGAGCGGACTTCATTGAGGTTGCTGGTGGTAGTCAGACTGGCTTAACAGCAGAACAGGTGCGCGACGCAGTTGCCGCATTTCTCCGAGAAGGCACAGGGATCAGCATTACGCATGATGACGACGGCGACACATTGACGATCGCATCGACCGTAACAGATACGAACACACAACTCACAGATGAGCAACTCCAAGACAAAATCGCAGCGTTTTTGACAGAAGGCAGCAACGTCAGCATCACTTACGACGATAACGCTGGCACATTGACAATCGCAGCGACCGGAACAGGCGGTGGTGGACTTACAGTTGAGCAGGTGCGCGATGCAGTTGCTGCATTCATTCAAGAAGGCATAGGGATCACCGTCACGCATGACGACACCGCCGACACACTCACCATTGGTAGCAATATCGTTATCGTTCAGGCGGTGGGACCTCCATCAAACAGCGATGCAGAAGCGGGTAAACATAAGATTTGGGTAGACTACACAAGGAATGCTATCTATCTATCGTTTAATGGGGCTAACTTTGAAGCTGCGACTGAAACAGAAAGATCCGTTGGGCAAGTTGACAACTTCGATGGGATGTGGGCGATCGGCAGTGGCGGAAACCCTGGATCAGGAGAAGCGAAGATTGCCGATGCATCCCTGAAAATCAGTGTCGCAGATTCCGATGGGATGAGCGAAGCCCTGACGCTTTCTCGTATCACTATAGGCGACAGGTTGAATATCAATGCCATCAACGTGTTTCGCGTGACTGCGGTGCCTGCGCTGAGATCGGATACCCCTGACTACTATGAATTTTCTGGCGTGTGGGAACGGCGGGTGGATACTGAAGTTGTTGGTGAGACGACACATATCGGGGTGACTTACGCGAATCGTGCTGTCGGTGTCAGTGCCGTTAAGGATTATCATATCGCGGCGAATTCCGTCGGTTTCTCTGAATTGAAGAACAACCCTGAGAACGCGGACAAGTTCATGGGTTTCAATGCATCAGGAGAGACAATCGCAAAAGACGCACCTGAAACGGAGTTAACAAACAAAGTCGGTATCGTCGAGGCGTTAGGGGCATGGCGACGGCATAGCAGTATCAGTTCGGGTCAGTATACGGCTGTACATCATACAACACCCGGTAATATTGTAGAGTTGGAAATCAATGTAACGAACCGGGCATCGCAGAACAAACAGACAACATTTCAGGCGCTGCAAGCAGATGATATGATTGTTGTGCATACGTCTCAATTTGTCAATGCCTTGACGGTTGCAACTGTCTCTGTTCAGAATGATATTGCCGATATTACGGGTACATGGCAAGAGTCTGGCAGTTTTCCTGGTGATTTCCCAACAGGTTCGGATGCGACGTTCTACCTCATCAAATCCTATAACCGCGTCGGTGATAACGCACCTCAACCGGGCAGGATTGTCGGTGTTGGAGCTGATTACAACCTTGAGTATGTTGAGAACCCCCAAGGTCAAGGCGGTGAAGATGACGCGACAGAAGTTGTCATCAATAGCGGTATCTACAACACGCTCGGCAGTTGGGACAGGGGTTCAGCGAGTATACCGGACACCGGTGACTACTACACGGAAGCGACACAGATCACACTGAATCCGCAGGATAACGGTGACACGAACCGAGCGGAGGCAATAGAGGGGTTAGCCGCAGGCGATCGTATCCAGTTCGGTGCGATCAACGCGTTCACCTTGACAGCTGCGCCGACACAAGTCAACGGCTGGTCGCTGATAGGGACCTGGGATCACACGTATGCTGCTGCGGACTTCAGTGGTGTTCAGACGCTTTACTACATCAAGAAAAACAACATCGTTGCGCACGGCAACGTCGTACCGGGCAGATACCTGAAAATCGGCTCTGATTTGATGATTGAGGCAGAAGAAGCCGACGCGCGGCATGCGAAATTGTTGTGGGGTGCGCCGGGTTCTGGTGGCATCATTACGACAAGCCAAACGACGACTTACAATCTCAATGCGGGTGAGAAGTTCAGCAACTATAGAGATATCTATGTAGAGTATGACGCACGTAACGAGGATTATCCGCCAGTTTCACATCGGAATTTCACGTGTGCGGTGTTCCCGTCTGCGTTATGGGCTGTGAATTACCAACCGCGGGTTGAGCTGCTCAACTTCTACAAAGAGTTCAAAGTGATCACAGATGCCTCGTTTCAAATCTTCGCAGGCAATTCCGAGACGGATATGCATATCCGTGCGATCTATGGGGGACTATAGTGATAAACCTTGATATTCAGTATATCCGAGCGTCTGAAGTGCCGACACTGCCAGAGGTCTTGAAAATCATTGCCATCGCAAACAAACGGTTGCAAGTGAAGACACGGATGGATACGACTGTCTCTACGTATGATTTCGATTTCCGGCTCTCTGGTACAACACGGAAAGGCACGATTGGGTTGTCTCCGCAGGGGCATGCGAACATACTTTATCAGTATTTCGTCTCTGCTTCAGATTTAGACGCGACGCTTGTCTGTCCAGTGCCAGCAAACACGCCGCTCCCGACACCGCTGAATCAGCGGAAAGAGATTTCAACGTTTCCGTCGAACCTGTTCATCGCCACTGGCGAAACAGCGGTAGCCGAAACAACGCACGCTGTGCCGTCTTGGATACCGGGTGCATTGTCGGAGACAGAAAAGAAAGAGCGTTTTATTCACAAAGTCAAGGCATGGCGAGAGCAGATAAAGAAGTGGCTCTTGGAAGCACCACAGTATGCTGATCTCGTGCCGGACATTATTAATCACTTGGGCTACTGGCTGCGTGCTGCGGATTGGGTTATCCACCAAGAGGCAACCAAGGCAGTAGCACAACGCTACGATTGGCTTATCCTTGAAGCGATATGCAAGGAAGCGATGCTGGGACCGAGGACGCTTGATGCCGATGGCGATGGGTCTTACGATGTTGTCTTCTTTAGACGGCTGAAGGAAGCAGCAACAACGTTTCCAAATGGCCCTGGTTTTGGTGCGTTATGGGTGCAGACGTGGGATTTGACGAGTCCTGCGGACGTGTCCCGTGTCGCAGATTTTACAGCAAATGTTATCAATACACATGGAAGTACCAATTCATTTTCACCTGATAGAACCTATCACAACTTGCCAGCGGCGTATGACCCGACGGCAGAATACTGGAGTAACCTATAGTGGCAGCTACAGAAGTAAATCTCAGCGTATTTAAACATGCGCATTATGGCGCAAAGATATTTCAGGGCATATTTCAAGCACCAGATTTCATGAAGGCTAAAATATCTCATAAAGGCGATGCCCGCAAACGTATTTATGCCCTCAGTTACGAGTGTGCAGCAGATAATGTGGTTTATGATTCAGATTCACTTGAGGATATGTCTTTTCTCTGTTCGCATGTTCATTTACAAGGACAAACGCTCTACACAAGGCACTATTGGGATCATACCTACACAAAACAGATAACGTATGATGACTTCCCGCATTGGTTCTGTCGTGAGAACAACGAGCCGACCTTGACGCACCCCAACCAGTTGATTGATGAGGGACGCTATTACGCCCCTGCGCCGGAGACGAAACAGGAGTTCTATGAGCGGATGATGCCGTTCCTTCATGAGATCGCTTGGGCAGGCATCGATCAAGACATGCCACATATCCCGCATTGGACGGGTAATTCTCGCAATGTTAAGAACGCTATCCGGGACACAGCATCAAAGAAACGGTATCAAAGCACTGTGGACCGGTTTCGGGTGCCGATCGGGTATGCCGTGCATCAGTTAGAGGCGCACCTCTCTGGCACACCGATCCTGACACGCGGCAACCTTGAAGCCCTGATTCGTGAACTTCACGAGGTTTTGATCAAGGAAGATTCTTGGCTCAAACATCACAAGGATCACGATTACGCGTATTGGAACAAGCATCTTGACGCATGTCGGGTGCTCTACGAGACGCGCGATGGCGATGTGGAACTCCTTGTGGACCTCGCAGCGACAACGAAAAAGAACATGCCGCCGGAGACCGAAGATGCGGCGATCAAGGTCGCAACAGAGAAGTGGTTTCATGAGATAGCGACGACGCATTTCACGACTGCGCTGTACACCCCGCATCGGGAATATGTCAAAAAACGCAAGCTCACCTTCCAGCAATATGGAGTTTAAAGATGGCGACACGTAGGATAGCGGCTGTCATGACAGTATCGGAGCCGACCCCGTTTACTGCCACAGTTGACGGCGACAACAATTTCAGTATATACCGCGGGCATCGAACGACAGTTCCGTGTACGTATGAGGCAGGTGGTCCGCCTGTAACGATGGCGGAGATTGTCAATGCGGATATTGAAATATTTCAGGATACACAGCGATCGAACCGTCTCGGTGCAGACGATGAAAACGCCTATATCTTTGAGATCACGAATGTGGACACGACGGCGCGCACGTTTGACTTGACGTTCGACTTAACAGCAATCACGCCAGTGGGAGACGCGGACGTAACATTCTATATTTATCTCGTTGTGCAGCAAGGATAATCCATGCAAGTTTTTCGGGTGCCTCTCACGGTCAGGGTCGTAACACCGGACTTGACGGTGACGGTGTCTTTGTTATCTGCGAACACTGTGCTGATAACTTTTTCAGAACCTGTTACGGGCTTTGATGAGACGCATATCACGATCACAGGTGGCAGTTTATCGAACTTCGCGGGCAATCGTAGGGAATTCACGGTGAATGTAGAACGTACAGAAACCCAAGCGACAGTATTTGTTCGAGCGGGGGTTGCGACCTCTTATGGACGGACGAATGTGGAATCTAATAGATTGGTGATAACATAATGGCAGATTCAACCCCTAAATCAGAAGTTATATTAGTTAATGTTCGGGCAGATGTGCGTCCTACAATTGATGTCCCGACGAATGTTGTTATGTTCGAGAACTCGTCTCGGCAAATAACAATAAGTGTTAACTCAGGGTATCCTGTTCCAGATCGCTTCCGAATTTCTGTTCATGAATCGAACCTTGATGCTGTCAATTATGAAGATCCTTTATCAGGGCAAAATGTGCCGACTTTTACTTATGATTCATCAGATTTTCCGACGGACTCTAATACAGCGGCAGATATTGATGTCACAATTAATGCGCTTGAGGTGGCTGGCGAAAATAGGGCTATCTACTATATAAGATTTGAGTATTCGGTTACCGACGAAACGGATGAAACTCGAAATGTAACCGTGTATGACATCATGTGGCTGTTTATTGATCAGTCACTCCCTGCGCGCATCAGCATTGCCAATTCGCATAGTGCCTATGAAAACCAAAACATCAGTATCCCTTATGATATTTACATGGGGTCGCCAAATCCTACAACGATACGGCATTCGTGGCACGCAACGTTAGATGATGCGATCAATGATAGAAACCCTGTCACGCATAATAGACCGACGGTTCGCAACTCATGGACGGATGGTGCGCTGCGCGCATTTAATCCAAGGGGCGACCAACCCTTACAACAGACTGGCACGCTCAGTATGCACACGCCAGATGTTACGAATAATTTGCTGATGTATGGTCGTTTGGAAGTCGTTCAGAATGGTAGGGTTGTGAGTACGGCTACCTATACACTGACGGTTACCAACAGCGTGCAACCCTCAATCACTGTAGGTAACCATACAGGCATTGAGGGCGAAACAATATCGATTGTCGTGATGTATGTTGGCGGTAGACCTGCACCCTCTCGGTGGGAAATCGGGTGGTCAACAACACGAAGGAATGCCGAAGCTGGTACTTTTGATTTATCTGCTGGGCGGACACCAGAAACAACGTTCAATCCTGCGACACCGCTTCCAAATCCGAGTACGCGGACGCTAACGATTACAACAGTTTTGACGTATGTAGATCAAGATAGGACTTACTGGGCACGTTTACGGATGGTCGCCGTTGATCCTGAAACAGGGCAAGATACCTATACAGATGCTGTTTTTGGTGTAACGATCCTTAACCGTCGCCCCGCGGAAATTGTGTTCCCGGATATGCATACAATGAACGAGTTGGCGACGGCGGAAATCATGGGGTATTTTATTGTCGGTGTGCCGCGTGCGACACAAATTGAGGCATCTGTCCATGCAAATCAAGCAAACGCAGAACGTGATAGGAGTCCATTGTCAGGCGAAGGGGTACCGACAGTTTTGCTCTCTGTGACGGATATAGATCAGACGTTAGACTATGACGCGAGAAACGATATTATCCTAACGATTGGCTCGCCTGACATCATGATGGATGAGGACTACGGTATAAGGGTTGATATTATTCAAGCAGAAATTACAGACGATCCCTAATGGCTAAGGTTGCTATTATTTCCCTCACGGTTATCGCAACGGTACCTGTTGTTTGGGAGGACCTGCCGAACCTCACGCACGAGGACGGTAATCGTCGGCAACTCCGACTCAGAGACTATGTCAACGCACCGCGCGGTCAACTCAATTTTGAGTTACATCCTGATTATACGTTGCCATCAGGGTGGCGACTCTCGAGAACAGGGAACCTTGCGTATAACGCAGTTGTGGGACGGACGATTGTCTTACGTTTCAAAGCGACACGGGGCAGTGAGTCGGCATATTCAGGTGAGTTGCGGATTACGCGGCACGTTGCGTTTGTCACACGGCTGATTCCGAACCGGATCAATCTTGGGCTGACATTCAATAACACTCTAAACGCCCAACGCGTCATCGCCTACAATACAACAGATTTGGATGTCAACCCGGTTCGAGACTTCATTTCGGTGTTTAATCTCGCAGGAGACGAGCAGGTATCGGAAAGCCATGAAGTCAGTGATGATAATCCCGAAGGTCGGTCAGGTATCGGTTTCGATGGCACATATTATTGGGTCTGCGGGCATGATGTTGCTGGTGGTGGGACGCTGAAGAAGTTCAATACCGATGGCACGGTCGCTGCGACGTATACCTACACCGGTGGCGAAATTGAGTCGATAGCGTTTGATGGCACAGCGATGTGGGGGTTAGATATTGATCGGAGGCAACTTCGGAAGTTTTCCACTGCTGGCGTTGAGGACACGACTGCGGCGGTCACACTGCCTCGTGCAACGACAGCCGCAGATATGAATGGAATTTATCTTCCGGGAGGGCAATACGGACTGGAGTGGGCAGACGGACACTGGTGGATCCCACAGTTTCATATCGAAGGTGTGCAACACCACTATGTTTTCTGTTTCACGACTGCAGGTGTCGCGGTTCCGACAAGGCATTTTGCAGTGCCGATAACACCTGGGACGATTGTCGGACTCGCTTATAACCCGTCAACAGGGGATATGTGGTATATGTTGGATGGCGAAGATTCAGAAGGTGCGCGATTTGGCACATTGCGGGTACATCAGATCGCGACTGTATAAAGGAGGTGAAGGGTAGGTCGCCACCTACCCGACAATGTCTAATATGGTTCGTAGAATAAAACGTTTGTTTCACAATAAACGGAACAAAAACCGCTTGAAAAAAGCGATACGAAAAGACAGAAAGGAGACACGAGATGCGAAACCCGACAAAACTTAAGCTGGTTCTCTACGCGCTGCTCTTCGGCGCACTGATTGCTATACTCGGCACCGGACTGATGTACTGTATTCTTGCGTTCGCGGAAGAACCGCAGCAATGGGACTGCATCATAACCGACCCAATTGCGCAGGTCTACGACGGTGATACCATCAAGGATGTGCGCGTGAAGGTCTTAGATCACGCCTTCGCGTCGGAGGAGACGGGGTTAAAGTGGCCAGGTGTCATCATCGACGATGACGGTGTGTATGTCGTTACCGACATCCGTATCGCCGGCATCGATACGCCAGAGAAACGGACATCCACAAAAAACGCGGATGGTAGTCTCCGGTCGGAAGCGAGTCGGAACAAAGAGAAAGCCGCAGCACTCGCTGCACAGCAGGCACTCATCGACATCATCAAAAACAATAACAACAAAATATCGCTCACCGACGCTCAGCACGGCAAGTACGCCGGACGCACTGTCGCGGACGTTGCCGTTGGCGAGATGGACGTAGCATCACTACTTATCCAGTACGGGCATGCCAAACCTTATGACGGCGGCACGAAACCGGAATGGAACTGGGGGAAATAACAATGTTTGGAGATACACCGACATGGGCAGTTATCCTGGACTTACTACTATTCTTGAATGCGCTGATTATCTCTTGCCTGCTGACACCGCTCTTGTGGCGTATTTTCGGGAAAATGAGCAACCTCTGCGAGAGGGTGACGGATACTTCTGATTCTATTATGAAATTGTGCGAATCCGTCAAGGAAATTACCATCGGACTCACCGAGGGGCGCGTGCGAGATATTGAACTCAAGTCAGAAATTGAGAATATGAAACACGAGCTTCGCGAACACATTCGCGAAGAAAGGGAGCAAAGGAAATGAAGGTTAGAGGCAAAACGCTTTCTGATTATGGTGCAGACGTTCAAGAGAATTATGACTCTTGGGTGACTGCCACAGATGATTTTGCGAAACAATTCATCGAGAATTTCAAGGAAGCCGTCGCATATATCAATGGTCTCTCTGATGCTGATTTTGATGTGCTTACGCTTGGAAACCCTGAAAAGAACTTACTCCCCTATTTGGATCCGGGGTTCTATGGTGACGCATCGGGATTGGCATACTTGAAAGAGACGCTTGCAAACAATAAGGAGTACCAGAAAGAGACTGCCGCGCATGATGCTGAGATGGCAGCGATACGTGAGGAGCATGGCGATCGTGTCGGTATGGCGTTGAGTGAGGAAGAAAAAGCAGCGCAACGAGAAGCACAGTCGGCTTATGCCGGACAGAAAGCAATACAAGACCGTCTCGGTGAATGTTACATTGAGGATTTCGGCGATGATCTGAATGTCGGTGACGGTGAACCGCATACGTCTGCTCCCGATTGGGTGCATGAAGGGTGGCAAGCCTTGAAAGACTACTGGGGCGCAGAAGACTTTAAGTCTATCGCTCAGAATGTTCGGAATCGGTTGATAGGGCAATCGGATAGACGTGTTGCTTTTGATTCTGTGCCTTATGGCACAATGCGCAATGTTACGATCAGCCAGCTGAGTCATGACGGTGTTGTTTCAACAGAATATATCCCTGACGCAGAGGAAGCGAAACGGACAATCGCATGGCGGCGCGAACAGATTCGTCTGTTCCGTGCTGGTGAGATTGAGGAAATCAACTGGCGACCCCCTAACACATCAGACCCGATTGTTGCTGCGGTTCAAGCAATCAAGGACCGAGGGGATGAATCTGATTTCACGAGACGCGGTCACCCCTCGGTGCGTGCGACGAGCAGAGAAGCCGAGCGGCGGGTATCCGCGAAAGAACGCGATAAAGCGTGGGAGAAGTCAAATGAATAAGGAAACTTGGGACGAACTTCAACAGACATTGCTTCTCGGCTTGTCATTTGGGATGTGGATCGTTTTTGAATACTGGTGCTACAAAAGCCCTGATTTTGCCTCCGCATCGCACACAACAGCCGTGAGACTTGTGCTAACGAATATCGTCACTGGTATCTTCGCGTATATCTACACGAAAAGTACCGGACAAGGAGATAAGAAACCGAATGGATAACACTTTACTGCGGCAACTTTTGATGGACGAGGAAGGTTTTAACCCGAAGGCACATCGTGTTGAAGGGATATGGCACATCGGCATCGGTCATAACCTGGAGATTGAGCAGACTGAAGAAGAACTTGCCATCCTCGGAAACTACAGCATGGACACCGTGCATACCTTATCGCTCACCGAGGAACAGTGTTATGCCCTGTTTGACATAGATGTAGCAGACGCACTTGAGGATGTGCAACCGACGTTCATGCCGGACGAGTTAGAAGCGTTAGGTGAAACCCGGCGTGCTGTGATTCTCTCGATGGTCTTTCAAGTTGGGGGTGCAGGTTTCCGCAAATTCAAGAAGTTTATCGCTGCTGTGAAAGATCGAGACTTCAGGACGGCTTCTATAGAGATGATGGATTCGCTGGCAGCGAAACAGACACCTGCGCGCTGGGAACGAGCATCTTATGCAATGCGCGAGGGGTATTTCAAGGAATATGCCAACGCACCCACAGAGATACCACAAGACACGCCTTTAGGCAATCTATCAAACGACGATCTCCTTGCTGAGATCGAACGGAGGTTAAAAAAAAAGTGAGAGTTCAAGACATAGAACCGAGATTTGACGACATAGAGGGACGGCTGACGGCACTTGAAGCGGATAGCCACACCCACGACGACGGACAACCCGATCAACGCATCCCAACACCTCATCGCTCACAGAGGAACAGCACCGCCGGGGAGGCAGCTGAAGAAGCTTCTACGTTTCCGACCGCGAAAAAAGCGGACGCTCATGCAGGTCTTAAGGCGGATATTCAGGCTGACATAAAGGTTTACGATGCCGGTGTCGTCGGACAGGCACTCATGAACCAAGTTGCACTTCGCAACGGCAACAACGACTTCTGTCGGCATGAAGCGTTTGTGATGAGAACCGGAGAGACGACCCGGGTTCAGCCTTTTGTTCTGACGGACGCACTGTATGATGTTCCGACAGAAGATATGCTAAAGCGGGTTCTCGCCACGACCGACATTGACAAAATCAAATGGGTTGCTGAGAAGATGGACTGCGAGAAGATCGCTCGTGAATTCGTTGATGCGTGTGCGGAACTCGGACTCACCGATGCCGTCGGTCGTATCTTCGCAGCATCCGGCAATCACGCTTTTATCGTGGCATTGGTGCAGGACGGTGAGGATGTCAAAGTCGTGTTCATTGAGCCACAAAACGATGAATTCGTTGAGCCGATCTCCCTGAAAGACAAGGCGGCGATTACTGCGTACTTGTCCGAAGGCGGGGATAAGGATCAACTGAAATATAATATCTACAACGCATTGATGGTTGTTAGCTAACAGTCGATGGTCACCAGATAACAGTCACATAAACCTGTGACTCATGGAGGTTTTGAAAGTGAATATTAACCAGATCGAACCGAAATTTAAGGAACTTGAAAAAGGCGTTGACGGCGCAATGGAGCAGATCGGATCGATTGAAAAACGTCTTGAACAAATTGCAGCACGGCTTCAAGAACACGAAGGAGCAACCGCAGACGACGCTCACGGTGTTGAAGTTGAACCCACCGGAGACGAAGCGGAGCAGGAAGCAGAAACGCCTACCGAAATCGCAACCGAGACCGCAGAAGAAGCGGTTGGTACGACGGTTGGTCCGCTTGGCAATGTGCCTGGTGCTGCGGAAAGAATCTTTGAAACGGCAGAGGAATCCGTAGAAAAGGAGGAGTTCATAGACGAGGATGCCACCTTTCGAGTTCCCGAACAGGAACCCGAACCGGAAAAGGTGGAGCCTGTGGCGACTGTTAAAGTGGTTGTTTCGGGCGACTTAGACCCCGTCACCGCGTCGCTTCTTAAGCGTCTGGAACACATTAATACAGACGTTGTGAAAGTTACTGTTGATAAACGAGAATAATGGAAAGAATCAGAGTAGACGGTATCATCATCAAGGCGTATAAGGGCACGAGGTTCGATGTGCGATCTGACGAGAATCCTAACCATATCGTCTTTTGCACGCTGTCGGGTAAAATGCGACAACGCAAATTCCGTGTCAACCCCGGCGATGCCGTCATTATTGAAATATCACCGTATGACCTCACAAAAGGTCGTATCGTATGGAGGAAAAAATGAGAGATCTATGGCTGGTTATACTACTTGCGATCCTGATCGCATTTCCAGTGTACGCGAACGAAATCGGTTTTACCATATCACAACTTCACGAAGAAATAGACTGGGGAGGCACCGCTAATTTAAGCGGCACCCTTGCAGGTCTCGACGCTGAGTTAGACATCCAGGCACAATCGGGTGATCTCATTCGCGGACGCTACCGCGGAGAAGTCGGACTCGCAAACTTCAAGGTTTTTCAGGATGGAACTTTCAAAGGCTATACCCTTGACTCGCTCGGTCGTCAATCCGATATTGGCATCAAGGGTGAAGTTGGTGTCGGGGGTCTGAACGTTGCCGTCGGTATTTTCGGACGAAACGCAGGGGAATTCGGGCCCCCCAACGCCTACGGCACACTTCGCGACTTGGGCTACGACGAAGCCACTCTCGAAGCGATCGGTGGGCTGGATACACTCAACCCTGCACCAACGGGGCTTTCTATTCGAGGCGGTAATTCTCTGAATCTGCTACTCTCAACTGAGTTTGAAGTCGCTGATCTCGATGTGGAATTGCGAGTGCTACCCCAACTCACTGGCGAGGTCAAGGCACACCAAGCGTTGCTGCTTTTACAAACCGATTATCAGTTGACAGATAACTTGAAACTCAACCTCGGTGCCGACATCGCGACGCAGCTTGTAGAGGATACAATCGAGTATGAAACAGCGACCGTCGCGACGGTTTCACTTGAGTTTTGACATTGACAAAAATGGGGCAATAGTGTAAAATAACTTTAATAAATATATATCCAATTTAGTATATATTTATGCCCCAAATTGTGCCGGTGGGTAGGATGAGGAATCCCGTCTGTTTCCTTGCAGACGAAAACAGCACACTCGGTTAGTTTGAAGTGCAGGTTAGGCGTGGCTTTGGCAACAACATACGATACGAGGTGTCAGTCACGCCTGCCTAAAATACTGCAGGGTGGAGAAATTGGTATCTCACAAGGCTCATAACCTTGAGGTTGCTCGTTCAAGTCGAGTCCCTGCAATCGAGATAAGGAGAAAACATGGCAGCAAATCTAATTGAACCTATTGAAATCTATCGCGACGACTATATCACAGTGTTTGTTATGGACGAACAGGGGGCAGGTGGCGCACACCATGTCTACCATATCTACGATGGGACAGACCCTTCTATAGATGAACCGATCGCTGTTATTCCATTCCAAGAGGGTGTCATCCTGGAGAACGGTGTCAACGGTGTCACCAACGAGGCACTGCTTGCGATTATAGGGCATCGGTTGAACTGTTTCCAGCAGGGACCGTTCCCATCCGATTTTAATAAGGCAGCTCTCTCAGGTGTTGACTTCGCGAAGGTTGTCTTGGGGATGCGCACAAAAGACAGGCAAGCGCGCGGCGTTGAGGGGCAGGAAAAGGAATGAAATCGCTATTCAAGAAACTCTTTAGATGGTTATTACCAGACTGCCCGCACTGTTTCGATGCGAAGTTGCATCATTTCGGGTATCATACCACGCCGTCACTTGACATGAGACCTATCTATAAGTGCGAGCAATGTGAGACAGAGTTTATCTCAATTTAAGGGGAAATATGCCGTATTATCAGAAGTTGCCCGTCGTTATTGAAGCGGAGGGTCCTATCACGGAAGAGCAGATCATCCCGACCCTTAAAGGCGATATGAAAGCCGATGTAGGTGATTTTATTATCACCGGTGTGCAGGGTGAGCGGTATCCGTGTAAACCTGACATCTTCCATAAGACGTATCACGCCGTCGAGAACAAGGAGGGTGTCGCGTTCGTTGATGTCTGTGTGGACTTCGATGGCGTTGTTCATGAGTATTCGTCGGGCTGGCAAGGTGCAGATGTGATTCCCGATCCGCCGATCGTTGACACACTTAAGGTGCTTTATGAGTATCTTGACGCTGGGCTTACAATCGCGATCCATTCGGCACGCTCGGCACAGCCAGGTGGCATTGAAGCGATGCGAAACTGGTTGAATAAGCATGATTTTGAATACAGAAAAGCGATGAAACCAGTACAGGAGCCACTGGCTTGGGAGATAATGTTCCCGATCTGCAAGCCTGCTGCTGGTATGTACATCGACGACCGCGGCTATCCGTATAACGGTCCTGGGACGTTGCCGGACCCCGGGGTAATCAAATTGTTTCGTCCGTGGAATTGGAAACTGAAACCATAGGAAACCTCGCCATTTGGCGAAGGGGTAAGATGCGTCGATTCGCTATATTTGAGAGGTGTTAGTTAAATGGATATTCTCGTTTTGGACGTCGGTTGCACGCATATGAAAGCTGTTGTTGTTCGCGCACAGACAGTTATTGAAAAAATCAAAGTGAATACTCCTCAATTAGCAGAGGGTATTGTCCGTACTGCCAAGTCGTTTGTAGATCGCGTGTTTTCGCAAGGCTACGAACTGCAAGGGGTTATCCCAATTTCTTTCAGTGAGTCTATCATATCCGAAACGGATGACGGTCGCCTGCGTTTGTGGGGACCTACGTATTGGGATGACGATCTATCAGTTAGCATCATCGGTGGTGACTATGAAAAATCAGGATACCCCGATGTGTTTCCGGGTGTTTACAAATACTTGAGTTACATAGATTTTTTGAGTGAAAAGCAAGATGCACATTTCAAGCGGGTGCTTCCTGTCTCTACGATGATTGCTGCGCAACTTGTTGGGAATAGGGGTTGGAATATGTGGGATTGTACCCACGCGTCGAATACCGGTTTGTATGGTGATGGTCAATGGTTGTCGGAGGCTTCTGAAAAGTATAGTCGATGGTTCGACACCAAACGGACAGTGACTTCATACACAGAGGTTGGAAGAATCCTACCGAATATCCCTGTTTTCGCGGGTGGGCATGACACACTCCTTGCCATGTTTCCAAAACATTATGCGTATATCAGTTGTGGCACATATATCATCGCGTCCCAGCCGACACAATGGATGCAAGAAGTCAAAGAAGACTATCCTGCGAAAGTGCGTTACTTGCAATCCCCGACTTATCAGTATCAACGCCAGCTGTGCATGAAAAGCAAAGGGCGTATTGATCATGATCAGATTAACGAGATTCGGCAGTTCATGACGACAGATGATGTTGTTGTGATGGGAAATTGGGCATCCGAGATGGCTGAAGTCTTGGTAGACTATAGTTTTAATCCTGTCGTTAAAACAGACGAACAATTTATCGGGGCAGCTGCAGCTGCTCAGCAAGGTGTTTATGATAGACAAAATATTGGTTCTTTCGCTGCGTAGGTGTTCCGAGCGTCATTATACGTGGTTGGGCGCGAGCAAGATGCGAAACATCCCTATTGAATGCGTTGAATTTGTTGAGGGGCATGATGGCAGTCTTTATGAGAGTATGGAGGACGTTGCGGACTTCGCGAAAGCTGACGGTTTTGATTTTGTAGAAGAATATGCGGTCGGCACGACCACCGAATACGTCCAACAGACAACAGCCTCTGTCTCACAAATATGGAATTTCGCGCGGATTTTTCGGCATATTGCAAACGGTGAAAAGGTGTGTATGGTATTGGCAGATGATAAGATGATCACTGTCTCCTTCAACATAATTTCGCTGATTGTTCAGGAGCTTCGTATCCAAGACGCTGAATTCTTGGCGTTTCAATTGCTGCAGCGCGGTGATATAAACGAGTTAGATTGTGAAGATAAAGGCAAATACGATATAGCAGAGTATAGTGGGCATGTCTTCGATGCTATCTTCAAAAAGGAAATTCCGAGTTATGCCGATTTTTTTCTGAAACTTGGGTTATGCGGGTATGACGAATCGTTTGTTTTGTCACCAGAGGGTGCGAGTTGGATTCTCGATTGTCTGAACACCGCGGACGATTTCTATATTTTCTTTGACCACTTCATTCATAACAGGCTCACCAAAGATACGGTAGTCGCTATTGAGAATGGGAAAGGCGTTTATTGTCCGAAAGAATATGGTTATACCTTTGTGGAAACAATTATGCCGATGAAAACGACTACCCATTGGGCTCCGGAAGGCACACATCATTATGAGGAGTCTATTAAAACAACAGATGTCCCTTGGGGGGATATACCATGAAAATTATTGGTTTTGTTTCGGGGTGCTTCGACTGGATGTCGCCCGGACACATTAGGCTTTTCAAAGAAGCAAAGCGACACTGTAATAAGCTTCACATATTGATGGCAGATGATGTCACAGTTGGATACTATAAAGGCGTTGGACGACCGTTGTTAACTTATGAGGAAAGATGTGAGATTTTAGAGGGTTGTATATATATTGACGAAATCCACAAGCTTCATAAAACACAGGATCTCTCAAACCAGTTTGAACTCATTAAAAAAATTAATCCGCATATCTATTTTGAGGGTGCAGACGCAACGGACAAAGAGATAGGGGAATACCTTGATAGGTTGGGAGTTTTGCGTAAAATGCTGAATACATCACAGTTGCACATTTCAGATATTCTCCGTCGCTATGATGCAGCGCGTTATGATGCATCGATCACTGACCATGCAATGCTTGCAGAAGATGCGGGGTTATAATATAAATGCAAGGAAAATGTTTACAATTTGGGTTATGTACAACCGCGGAATACATATATCTGCTTGAACCGAATTGGCGGGAAACAGAGAAGATCGTATTACCAGTAAACAAAGTACCGCCCGAATTGCATTACATAGACAATTGGGTGTACTATGGCATAGACCACGATATTGGTACAATTTTTGGGATGGCTGAAAGATTTTCACACCACACCCATCCACATGCTCATTGGATTGCAGCAAATATGGTTGGAAAGGACCCTGGTGTTGCGCTTGTGCCATCGAGTCTCAGTCTCTACAATGAAATTATTAGGGGTATTGGACACACACTTGCGAAAAATAGTGTTGTGTTTCTACCGCAAGTTACCCTCGATTTTTTGTTGTCAAAATTATCGCTTACTGAAGTTCATATCCTTAAGATGGACATTGAAGGTGCAGAGGTCGATGTCTTTACACATTACAGTTGGCGAATAAAGCCGAAGTTCGTCGCAGTAGAGTTTCATGACATTTACCAGCCTATGGAACAAGAAGATTTTGAGCAACTGTTTTACAGGCAGGGTTACATTAAAATCTTTGAAGATTTTAATATTGTGGACAATAAACTGCATACAACCGAACTGCATTTTTGGTTAAACGGAGCTGAACATGATTGATAAAGTCTATATTCTGAACATAGAGAGCGAACAGGAAAGACGGGAAAATGCGATGGAACACTTGTCAGATATAGGTGTTCCTGTATCTAAAATTGAGATATGGGATGCCAAGACCTGTGCGCCGTATGCCAAGACTGCCGACCTTTGTGCTGCTGCGGGCGAAACGCTTCCGATTTTTCGGAATCTGCTTGCGTCTGGCAACTACAAGGAATGCTATATTACGTATCTCGCACAGGCGTGGAGTTATCTCTCGTTTTGGCAGCACTTACAACGTACTGGCGAAACAGCGATACTCATGCATGATGACGTGGATTTTCTCTGTAGTTTTGAGAACGTTTTAAAAGCCTGCGATAAACTGCCAAAAGATGTCTTTTTCGCTTTTCTCTCGTTTGCGCGGGAGGCACCGATAGACGTTTCCCAAATTGTGAGTTATGATGAGCCATGGATACGCTATGTTGATGACCGATTCCAGTGGGACGCTGTGATGTTGTTCACATCTTCTGGTAGTGATCTATTACTTTCCGAATTTAATAAGTTGGATTGGCTCGGTGACGGCTGGTTCATGAACGGTATCTGGCGTAACGAATTTTTTGATGGTTGTGGTGGGATTTACGAGTTAGCTGTTAATCCTAACAAACTTACCCAAACGCGAGAGGCTTTAACGTCGATGGTGACAACGCCACCGCGCTATGAAACAGAATTCAGTTCTGTTACCAACAACGATTTAGCCTTTCCGACCGTCATCCGTGATTCAGACTCACGGTTACTGCGATCCAAAGAATCAACAAATTAGGGGATAAAATGCGATTTGTAGAATACTTGCCTATTATTTCAGAGCAGCTTCCGGTCTGTTTGGATGGTACGGATGTCTCTGTCTCTTATTATCTGTTCAATAAAGGGGCATCAGCCGAGAACCCCAACGGCGATAACTTCCCGATTCTCCACTACGCACATGAGGTTGCCTATGCTTACCGGCAACTTATAAACTGCACCAATATACTTGACTGCGGACGGGTGCGATTTTTCATGGCGGAGCAGGCACAAGAACAGATGATGCCCTACTTTAAGGAGATCGGTCTATCTTCGCTTGTTGTGCCTATTGAAGTGCCGGTGGGTGTGCAGTTATCGGGTTATATTCCGCATCTATCGAGTGAGCACTTGGACCCTTGTAAATATCGTTTCCATAACGACACTGATTTGTGGTGGTTGTTGCCAGAAGGTGCTGAAAAGTTTGATTGGCGAAACTTCTGTAATCTTTTAGATACGGCGAATGACGATGCTTTTTTTGGTCAACCGATAGAGAAGCCGGAATGGGTGTACCAAGTGAATTTTTCGCAACACGCATTACCGCACAACGCAAGGGAAAAGGCTGCGGAGACATTGCGCAAGATTTTCGGACCCCGTATCCCTTTGGAATTTATTGCTATGGCAACAGCAGATGCCGAGGCACTACGTGAACAGAAACGTCCGTCAAGTTTACGGTGTTTCGGTGGCTGGTTCGTTGGTATAAAGTCTCAGTCGAATGCCGAATGGTATCTCCAAGACTTCTATGAGAAGCATAAAGAAGTCTTGAGTGATGACGAGGGTTTGTATGCGTTGCTGTTTCATCTGTTCCCTTTCCTTGAGCAGTTCCAAGTCTTACAGGGTAGCCATCCCCCGATCGAAAATCAGGTAGAACAGACATCGTTGCTAAACTTTACAAGCCTTGAAAATGCGGGTGTTATCAATGTCGGTGTCCAAGAATTCTATACCGATCAATATCGAAACGAGCGGATAGGGCTTTCGGAATTTATACTCGGTGAACCCCATGCGTTTGAAAACGTTGTAGCCGAATCCGAGCAGATCACGACGGAAGGCGCTGATTTAACGATACCGGCACATCATTTGCGTATGTTTGGCAAGCACATCATTGGGACTTATGCGTTGGACGCGAACGGGTGTGTATTCCCTTTAATAACGCATTCAGAGAACAATCACTCGGTACTCTTTGGGTTTCCGTCAGCATTTATGCCGATCAAATATCCGATTCCGTATTCTCTAACGGATACCCCTGAAGTCGTTGTTTTTTTCTGTATCTTCAGTCACCCGATGAACGCGACGCACGAGGTGCATGCGTATGCGAAATCTATGACCTATGCGGCCAAGATGCTCGCAAAGAACACAAACATTTTTGATGTCGGCAGGGTGCTGATTTTCGTTGATGAGCGGGTAATGAACACTGTCTATCCGTATTGCCGAGAAGCAAATCTCCAAAAATTAGTTGTACCTTTCAAATCTAACAAACAGGTGCAATACGCTGCTTATATTCCTCATTTCTACCACGAAGCGATGGGTGATATTCCCATACGCATGTATATGGACGTAGATATGTGGTGGATCAATCTCGCCAACGATGAAAAGTTTGACTACCGGCATTTGGCAAAAGCGTTTCGTGAATGTGAGGCAGATGTGTTTGGTAATTCTGTGCCGAAAAGACCCGATTGGACGTATCAAGATTTGTATAGCCGTTCTATCTATGAGGGCGACACGCATGTTGAGCGTGCCAAGCGATGGATGGTGGAAAACTTTGGGGCAGAAGTGCCAGATACGACGAGAAGTATTACGGGTTGCCACAACGGTATCCGGTTAGGATTGTCGTTAGAAAAGTTAGAACGCTTCTACGAAGAGGTCGGCGAATTCATTAGGGACGACGAAGCGTTTTGGACGGTTTTTTTCGCGCGGCATCCCGAAATTCAGATCAAGCAGATAACCGATTTGATTCGGGGCGTAAGTTTCAGAAATCAAGAAGTTAAGCTCCACGATAAAGCCGAATTATCGCACGTGGGGACTTATATGTTTGAACATTTTTTTGGCAAACCGAATGCTAAGAAGTTTTATGAGCATTGTTCTGAATAAGGAGTTTTACATGTCATCTTTTAAAACGACGTTGAATCGCAAGAAGAAAGTTAAAAAACGAAAGATTTTCATAGGGTTATCAGTAGCTGTCGCCGCTGCGATGATCGGCATGCCGGACGACTCTTTTGACTTTCATTTCACGATCTATGGTCGCCGTAGTGGCAGTGGCAGTTAAACCGAAACGTCCCACACAGGGACACAAAACAAGGAAAAACAAATGAAACGAAAACTATTTTTGATACTCATAGCACTGTGTGTTTATCTTGCTGGTTGTGGTGATGAGGGTGTGATCCTTGACGGGCTTGTGGCTCCGACCGCACCTTCCGTAGAAGGCGTTGTTGGACCCGTGCCTGAAGAAGTTAAAAAGATGCTTTGGGGTCGGGGTTCCGATACGATGATAGCAGACTTCAAAGAGGATATAATAGAGGCTGACGCAAACGGTCGTAATATAGATATAGCAGGTGATATTCACAGTATTTGTTTCAGGCGTGATCAGGAAGCGTATTATGGGAAGTACATCTCTGCTGATGGCGTTGTGATCATGGGGCACCGGCATGTCTCTGACCGTCACTTTTATGCAGCACGCGACATCGTTTTGGGTATGACACAAAAGCATCCTGAACTTAGAGCGTTGCTTACACCGAGTCGTGAAAACCGACCTGGCGCGACGCAGCTCGACGGACAACATGATGTTACGAAACAACCTACACCGAGTCGTCTGTTCCGTTATGTTCTTGTGCATAACGATATGTCTTACGCATCGATACCTGAGTTACAGTATGTTGGCCCTGAGGTTCAGTTTAATGTTGCCCCGGGATTAGGCAGCTTTTGGCCCAGTTTCGCTTGGGGGTATGTCGGTGGCTATGAACATTCAAAAACAATATTGATATATTCGGTGTTTGCACACGAGTTTGCTCACATGATCCATCTTGCAATTAATATCTTAGACCCGACGTTCGATGATCAGCTTAGAGCCGCGTACAAAGTTGCGAGAGAAAATCAGGCGATTACCACCACCTCGCGTGGTTGGCATGAGTACTGGGCAGAAAATGTTGAAAAATGGTTTAGGAAGACAGCGGATCCAAAACAAAAATGGTATCACGATATGGTTCTTGAGCAGGACCCGTTGCTATATGCGTTGATGTCAGAATGGTTTGATTTGATATACCTTGCTGATGTTGAAACGAAAGACTATTAAGAGGATTAATCATGGCAGCTGAAATTTGTACAGATAGTTTTTTAATCAATATGTTGGGCAACTTGCAATGCACGTTCAGTATTGAAAACCGAACGACTGTACAAGCTGTCTATGGCACAAACACATTCTCGAAAACCTTTTTATATACGCCCGGCACATTTGTGGATACAGAACATGCGAACTACGGCTTTTTTGTTCGTTACGATCCTGCGCCGGGCGATACCGATTTCCCAGCAGGTGTGACGATTACAGGTAGTTTTGTTGATGAGGAAGGGAATCCCGCTACACCGGACCTATCAGGTAACTTGACAGAGGCGAGAAAGGCGACATTCAGGTTCACGATAACGATGGATAGAGACACATATCCTGGTGGTGAGTTCAGTGTTACTGTGACACTTGGCTTTAATCCAGGTGCCTAAGGAGAAACAGCTATGGAACGTGGAGTTTTTGACTTTTTTTCGTCCGACCCTGACACAATTAATAAGCACTTACAATCTGGCAAAGCCGTGTGTATGTTGCTGAACAAAGATTTACCGGGCCCATCTATCGTTCAAGGTATAAGCTATGGGTACGTGCTTGTTGTTGAATATAACGGGGAAGAGCGTCTTGCCGTCGCGCACGGGTGCTATAAGAAACCTATTAAGCGGTTTGATTTGCCTGATCCAGAAGTGTTGCGGAAATGCAAAAAGGTGCAATCGCTGACGGAAGGTATCTATCCGAAAAAGATTTTCAAAAAGCATCTTGAAGACCCACTAAGTATTCTGCTGCATACCTCACTAACAGACGAGCAGTTAGAGATGTTCAAGCGTAATTATGAAGTTTTTGGAATCGAACATGAAGATGAGATGCATAATGCAATTGCATGTGTATATTTTAATCCAAATTATGAAACAGAGGGCAAGGTTATTGCCCAGTGGTATGAATAAGGAGCAGAAAAATGCCTGTTACCAACCTTGACGATTTTGAATGCAGTGATTCGTTTATAATCAATTTTACCGGGGTAACCGAATGTACATTTGTACCAAAAGTATTTGATGACCCCGGCGACAGTAGGGATCCAAATGTGGCTGTCAAAGCAGTTGCAGGTAGAACAACCTTCGCTAAACATTTCATTTTTACCCGAGGCTCAAATACAGCAGGTGTTTTTGATGAACATGTCGCGTGGTCGGCAACGGCTCAGGATGAGACAGTGTCCAATACGGTGAACACACCACCAACGGGTGTAACGTTCAATGGTGCCTTCAATGTAGCACCCGACTTTTCTGTGCCAGCACTGACTGTGCAGCCAGTTGTATATTCTGGTAATATTAATGTCACCAATTTTGAAGGTAAGCGGTTTACTGCCACTGTTACGGTAGGTTTTGATCCGCCATAAAGAGAATGGCTTTTCCTTTTGAATGCTCAATGTCCTTTATGATTAGCTATACTGCTGCGACGACGTGTACAATCACGCTCGATGATGGGAGTGATATTACTGTTCGCGCGTCGCAGAATAGCATATCATTTGTGAAATTGTTTATGTACACGCTTGGACCCGAGCCGGACAGAGATTCTGAGAATTACGGGTTCGATCTTGAGATTACGGGTGATGGGGCGCGCGTTGTTGATACGCGATTCTTTTTTCAACCAACAACACCGCGCTTCGATCCAAACATACCAGAGCCGAAGAACGGACAGGTCACAATAACGATGACGATTGACAAGGCACTCGCTCGCAGTTTGGGGTTCACAGGGACGGTTACGGCGACTGTGGAAGTAAAAATGAACACAGGTACATAGATGGGAACTGAATGCTCAGCATCCTTTGGTGTTAATTTTATATTGAGTATCGATGCAGACGTTACGCTAACCCGTGTATCCGTCGAGCAGCAGCCTGGGTTTGTCAGTATCTGGTATTGGAGCGTCTATTTCACGTATGTGACAGGGGATCCGCCAGCGACGGCGTTTCGTCTTAATTCTGCCGACGGTCTGACAGGTACGTTCTCTCCGCGCAAGCCGAAGAGCGGCGATAATCCGTTGGAAGTCAGAAACGGTGTTTTATTCGGCACAGTGCAGCAGGTAATACCAGAGGGGCAGAGTGCTACCTATAACGGCACAGTTACAATCATACAAGCATAGGTGGTTTTTATGTCAACAGCGAAAGCAGCCGTTCAGCATGCTGCGATTTTTACGACTGAGATCGTCTATGCGCGGGCTTTTTTTCTAACAAGTCCTACGGAACGTCCGTTGACACCGGGCGAGACACGGCAGTATCCGCTGAAGTATATGGTGGGTAACCGCTCATCTGCGACAGCGTTTCGTCTGGATTGGTACGCCACACGTGCTGATGCCGACGCTCGACAGAACAAGTTGACAGACACCGATAGGCTACCGACGGCGCAATTCATACCGGCAACACCGAACACAGATGGGGCAGCTGATGCGCTAAAAGATGGCACAGTGCTTTTGACAGCACCCGCTTCAAACGGATATGAGAATCCTGTTGGTATCATCGAGATGGTGCAGGATACGGGGGATTTCATTAAGCCCCACATCTACCTGCTGAACGACACAATCGAAACCTTTTTTGATGTCGAGTTTCGGGAGTATCAATTGCGATACTGGGTCGGATACCCGGCGATAAATATGTTTGAAGTTGCGTGGTATGGGAACCGGTCAGACGCGAACTTGATGGTAGATCAGTTAACGGATGCTGACAGGTTGCCGCGTGTGGTCTTTATACCAGCGACACCGAACACCGAGAATATCGAGGCAGGGACGTTGCAAAACGGTGTATTACGGTTGTACCGTCCAGTGAGTGATACGCCTTATGAAACGGCAGTCGGGCTTCTGTGTGTGCGTCAAGGCGGACTCACGGAGAAGGGTGACCCGAAAAAAAATCCTGTGAACTCGATTCAACCGCCTCGCCGTCGGCATTATCCGACCTGGGAGATACGGTAGAGAGGTAAATAATCATGGCATGGACAGATTATGCAGACGATGTAGGTATAGGGGCACTTAGTGGTGCTGCGACGGGTGCAGCGCTCGGATCTTTTGTTCCGATTATTGGAACTGGACTCGGCGCAGCTGCCGGCGGGCTTATTGGCGGTATCGGCGGTTGGTTCTCTGAACGTGACCGCAAGAAGAATGCGAACTCCGCTGAGAACTTAATCAAGCAGTTTGCCGCTGGGCATAAGGACCCGTTATCTCCGGCACTGCGAGCGCGTGCGCAACGGCTTGCTATGGGTGGTCAAGGGGTTGATCCGCAGATGCAACGGCTTGCGCGGGCATGGGCTGCCGGTGAAGGTGGTATCTCCTACGACACGAACCTTGCGAATCAGATGCTCCGCGGCGATATACCCCCGTCGATGGCAGCAGCGATGGATCGCAGGATTGGCAATCGGTTTGACACCTTACGTCGTCAACAAGGCGGTCAACTCGCACGGACGGGTGTACTCCGGTCGTCTGCTGGTGGTCGTCTGATGGCAGATACCTACGACTCTGAACGCAACGCCTTGACAGACACATACATGAACACGATGCTCCAAAGGCAGGGTCTCGGACTGAATATCCTTGGTGCTGCTAACGCAGATTTGCGAGCGCGTCAAATGATGGGTGCGTCTGAATTGGGACGGCAGGCAGACAGAGATATGGCGTACCAGCGACTCGGCTTCTCAATGCTCACAGACCCAAGCACATTAAACAGAGACAGTATTGCGTTGAATGCTCGATTGGGCTTACTCGGTCAGCAACAGGTGCGTAGAGATGCAACATTGGAGTCTGCGGGAAATCTCCTTTCCGGTCTCTATACGAATTACCAAGACCAGCAACGCTTTGATAAACTGCTCTCACAGCAAAATAACCAGTTCTCACAGTTGATGGGGCTTTCATCTGGTGGTGGCGGCGGAAAGATTTCTCCGATCATGGCAAAAGCGAACCTATCGGCAGTGCAGCTCGGGGGTGGCAACATTTTAGGCAGTCGCGATCCGTTCAAGTTGTTAAGCCAGCAACGGACAGGTGCTGGTGGCTACGGTGCCCGGAACACGCCCTTGACAAGCAGGTATTGATGTATGAAACAAAAAGTGTTTGAGGAAAAAGTCAGGCTCATTCTTTTCTGTGTCGGAAAAGATCGGTTTCGGACACCGCTCGAAGCTGCGCAAGGTTACCTCGGCGCGGCAGAAGAGACTTTGAAACTCGCGAAACAACTGAAAGCCGCAAAACGTGCTGTCAAAGATGTTAAAAGGGACATCAAAGTAGTAAAGTTGATTATATCGGAATTGGAGCAGTCGGATGATCTCTTAGAGATCGAAAAACGGTTGTTGATAAAGCAGTGCTTCAGGTGCCATGTTTGCGAAAAGACCTTTACAGAGTCAGATATGAAAGTCGGCATTATGCATGTTGGGAGAGCCGATACGGAGAGTCGGTACAACCTCTGTAATGCCTGCTATCAAAACCGTCATAAGATAAGCGAGTTAGAGACTGTTTGTTTTACGTGTCTGCATTGCAGAAACGCACTCGAGCACTATGTTTTAGAAAAAACAGATGACGGATGGCAGTGCCGGAAACCTTACGGCTTCTGCTTCCAAGGAGGTGAATAATGTTAGGGCTCTTACGCGGTATAGACCGTGGTGTACAAAGGGAAGGCGCGGCACAGCGCGACTATTACGGCACTGTGCTAAGCTCTAAAGAGAACCACCTCGACCGGCTGTTAAATCAGATTAGATACAACCAGCAGAGAAAATACCAGCGTGACCGCGATGCTCGTGCTGATTATGTGTCCGATAGAAGCCACCAATACCGCCAAGACCGCGCAGAGCGTCAAGACTTTGTGACGGATCGTGCGTATGACAGGAGTATAATAGAATCCGACAGAAGCCATGCGCTCCGTCAAAACGCCGATAGACGTGCCGGTGAAGCACACGAATTTCTATACGATCCGGAGACAGGGTATCAGGTCATGCAGCGTGATTATCTCGGCAAACAGATCGAGGAATGGGATCTGGGCGCACCGAATCGCGCGTTGCAGCGGAAGCACGATGCGGCGATCATGGCTTACGACATGGGCGAAGGGCTGAACACCCGTCGCCAACGGGACGCGATGACCCGTGAGGAATACATGGAATACTTGAGAGACGCGCCGCTCCGCGACTTAGAAAGACGACGGCTTCAGAAGTACACGGAATACGAAATCGGTGAAGGGTTTGACGAGTACCGCGAAGACAGAAGTCTCAAGCAAGACCTTATCCGTGCGCAGATCAATAACCTCAACCGTCCGCGGTCAACTTCGTCGAGTGGTCCCAAACCCTTGTCACCGACGTGGGCACAGACCCGCGACATCACCGTTGAGTCGCTTGCACCCCAGATCGCTGACCATGTTATGCGATACGGGGATTCTGGGCACTGGAACCCCGGCATCCCTTTTGTAGGGGGCCCTACATTCAAAAAGGAACACCCTTGGTCGAGTACGAACCCGAACGATCTGAGTCAGACGAAGTTGCTCCGCCAAGCGGGTGCGAACCTGATGCGTGAATTGACAGAGCGTGGCGTGGACCCGTTATCTGCGCAGCGGATGGTGCCGGACTATTTCGACCAAATCCTTGAATCACGGGGCGACCTCTGGAGTCGTCTGAAACGGACATCGCAAACCGAAGGCTACACAGATGCGGAACTGCGCAGAGAGATTAGAGACATTGTCTATCAGGGTGCCTGGAATTATACAATGTTCCCGGAAGGCGATGGGGACGCGCGACCCGGCGGACAACAGGGTTCTGATGCGGACGCAATTCTTGATAGACCTTTAGGCATTGGCAATATTACAAGGTGATGAAAACAATTGAATCACGGTTAGAGATCCAATTCTCACAAGACAGGAAAACTTGGCGCGAGGGGCTCGCCCAAGGTGGCGATCTGTTTTTCCGAACCCGTTCGGTTATTAGTGGTGTCCCCACCAGATGGAAAGCGTATTGCCTTCCGGCTTATTTTATAGGTGTTCCTATCCCGGTCGTATGGCACATGCTCAAAGATATGCCAGAGAAACCGATAACTGTTGAAGAATATGACACGATGTGTGCAGTTGCCGATGCTATTGGTAAATTGGTAGAGGAGAGATAAATGGCTACACTTAGAGAGTATCTCACCCCAGCAGAACAAGAACGGTTTCGCAAATTGCATGCCCAGGGCTACTTTGACCCGATCACGCTCAATCGGTTCACGCAGCGGATGCGTCAAGAGTTTGAATATATCGACATGCTCCAGCGGCAGTTAGATCGTGCGACATCCGACATCGGGCGCGTAAGGGGCTCAACAGCACAGGATGTCGAAACCCGTTCAAGGCTTCAATACACGATTGACTACACGAAAGATCGGATACCGAGGCTTCGTGCAGGTGCCTTTGATTCTGCGTTGTCTGGCGACTTAAGCGGTCGGACGCGTCGGGCGATCCAAGACTTTGAGCGTGCAACACATGTACGTGAAGACGGTCAGTTAACATCCGCTGGCGATGCGTTTGCGGCGATTCCGTGGATTGGGGACTCTGCCGAAAAGAACTTAATGGCACGGGATTTGGAGAACCAGATACGTGAGCAGGGTATTGTAGATTACACAATCAACCTCGCTGGAAGTATGATCACAAGTCCTATCCGCGGTGCACACCAACTCACGACAGGCGGTTTGGGTGAGAACCCGCTTGAAGCGATCGCAGAGATCGGCTCTGTGCTTCCGATCGGACGTGCTTTTGGGCGGTTCGCGCGTCCTGGCAGTCTTACCTCAAAAGCCGTGAGAAGCCCGTTATGGACGGTGCCCTCCTACACCGCACAGGTTTCGGATATCGTCGGTGCCGGCGAAGGTGCTTATAGCGAACTGTTGGCAGAAGGTGCGATAGAGGCGATCGGTAGCGGTAGGGATTTAGTCCGGCATATCAGACAGCGACGCGCCTTCCCGGGTGTAGACCCCCAGCAAGAGATAGAAAGCCGTCAAGCCACCGAATCCACCACTGAACACGACAGGACGACAGGTTCACGCACTGCACCGGGAACACAAGGGCTATCGCCTGAAACGGCGCGTGCCGTAGAGCGTGCGCGTGCCGATTCGGCAGTGGAATCTGCTGAAGCGCAAGCTGCGTTAGATGCTGCCAAAGAAGAGCGTCGGACATCCATGGACCAAGAACTGCGCAGGGCTGCTTGGGAACGGATGCTCATCGAGGCGGAGGAACGCGAAGCCGCCGAGGCGGAGCAAGCTGCTCGCGAGCAACGGTTTATCGACCAAGACGATGCGTACACAGCGCAACAGCAGGCGGAAGCAGAAGCTGCCGCGGAACAACAGACTGCCGAAGCAGACCGCATCGAACACACCAAGAACTGGTTGCCCTTCTATTCGGATATGGCAGGCGGTTCACAGTCGGAAGGCATCCGCTTACTCAACCAAGAATACGAGGCTGGGGTCCGTGACCCCATAGCACACCGCTATGACCAGATCGCATCGGGGTTAAGGGAACAGATGGGTGCTGCGCCATCAGAACTACACCGTGAAGCAGATAAACGTCTGCGGCAGCAGATCGGCGAGAAGTGGTATAACATCCACCGCGGCATAGACCAGCGACCGACACCCCAGGAACGTGCAGCGCGTGCTGAAGAAGCTGCCGAAAAGATTGTGGAGGGCACAGATGAAGGAACAGACGGAGATACCGATACCGGAACCACTGCTACAGGCACTCAACAAACGGATAGAGAGACACAACAGGGAAGTGGCGAGGCGCAACCCGACGAAACCGATGTCGATAATGTACCCGCAACGGATATTCCTGACCCACGTGACAGTGTACCACCATCCCGGATCGGAACTGAAAACAGAGGCTACGAATCCGACGGCACCACCGGACACAACGTCCGACCCGTCCTCCGAGAGTTAGACGATCTCGTACCCTCGCACCAGTTAGACGGCGAGGCACGCGAAGACTACCCGCAAGACTTGCAACCGAGAGGAGGGCGTGGTGGTGCGATCTCGATGGAACAGGTACGCAACACCGCCCGGAATCCGAACTTCGCTTTCCTCTTAGAGTTTTTCAAACAGTTTCGCGACGGCGCACCCGTGACGAGTAAGAAACACCCCCGGCGCGTCGTATCTGGTAACGGTCGCACGTTGGCACTGCAATTCATGCAGCAGAACTACCCGGAGAACTGGGAGGCATACCAAGCCGCGCTCCGTGAGGAACTCGCACGTGTCGGGATCGACCCTGCGGAAGCGGATGCGATGGAAGCACCCGTACTGACGTATGAGTTGATGGACGACATTGACGAGGTAGCACTCGCGAAAGATGCCAACACACAGGCAACCCTGGACCACACCGCCGCTGAACAAGCCGGTCAAGATGCGCAATACTTCGATAACGATTTGATGGCGTTATGGGAACCGGGTGAAGGAAGTTTTGAAGAGGTCTTGAAAAGCGAAGGAAACCAAGCATTCCGGACAGCACTTTTCAGGCGTATCCCGACGCAATTGGTATCGGCGTTTATGACGGCGGATAACCGAAACTTCTCCGACGACGGTATCAAACGGATTCAGAATGCAATGATCCGATACGTGTTCGGTGAAGACATCGGTGACCAGCTGGCAAACGTTTTGATTGAACAGGGGCTGGAAGATGTCAAGAATGTTGAGACGATGCTCCGGCATGCGATCGCATCACTCGCTTATGCGAAAGCAAACGGGCAGGATATTTCTACGCAGTTAGCATCGGCTATTTTTAGGTTCATTGAATTCAATAAAACCGCCGAACGCGAGGCACGCGAACGCAAGCAGCCCAAAGATGTGATGCTCTATGCCAGCATTGAGGCGTTCTATAAGTCCGGCACACTCATCGACGCACCCACACTGCTTGAAAAACAGTTGCTTTATCTTGTCTATGCCAAGCGGAACGCGCCGCGGCAACTCGCAGACGATTTCCAAGTGTGGGCACAAAACGTTGTCGCCAGGGGACAGGCAGATGCAGCGAGTCTCTTTGACACAGCGATTTCAGAGGCGATCTTCGCAGGGATGATACGCGACTATATCCGTGAGACGATCCTTGAGACCCAACAAACACAAGACGGGCAGACGGTGCTGGTGCCACCTGAAAGCATGCCACCCGAACTCGTAAGCCTACGCAGAGAGATGGACAAGATGTCGGGCACCGCGGATAAAGATCGGTTCGCGAACGACTGGATCGATGCATTCCTGCGGATGATGAACGAAGGGGAGGAACAAAGTGAAACACAAGTCGAAGCAGATGTCGGAGGCACAGATGCAGGAGCTACGGGAACACCACGAGGAACAGGCGAAGATACAGACGAAGGAGTACCTGATCCAGGACGTGATACCGGAGCTGCAGCAACACCCGAAAGTGAAGGAGGCGTGGCCCCAACACAGCCACAAGGAACTGACGGAGATGACACTGGAGCAGCTGAAGGAGCTGCGGACGATGTACCAGTTGACGATCGAGGATCAGATTTAAGTGTTTCCCGCGATAGTTTATCAGCACTCTTTGGCGGTCGGGTATGGATTACTGATGCGATTGTAGACAGAATTAATGATGTGCTTCAGCAAAAAGGTGACCAGACAGATCGCACGGATATCCGCACAGTCAAATGGGAAAACGACAATGGGGAACGCGTCGGGTTCAGCGATGCACAAATCAATTTGCTGATGTATTCACTCGCAACGGGACAGACACCAAACCAGATGCCAGATGGGTTCAGTAGCCGGCTTTCCGGCAGCGCGCTTGAAACCATCGCAGACTTTAGGAGGATCGCAGATGAAACTGACACGGTGGATGCTGATCAAGATGTTTCTACAGAGGAAGGTGGGGTGGACGCAGCTAATGTTCCACCTACGGAAACGCCGGTCGACGCGAACCAAGTCGTCGGTGTCAGCCGTCGGATCGAAACATCCGAAACAACCGTCTCACCTGTCATAGCAAACGCCTTACAGATGCTCGGTGTTTCTGCGGAGGAATGGGAACGCCAGAAGGCAGAAGGTACTGCGGAAGAATTTTTGAACACGCTCCCGCAAGATGAAGATTATCAGATTGATGCGGTTATCGATCTCGCAGGCGATATTGCCGGTGAGATGGATTATGATGATATAGCAGATGAAGACCTCGATCTCGACGACGAAGATTTCTTTTCCGATGTTGATGACGGAATTCTTCGCGATATTACCGACCAGCAAAGATCCGATTTCGAGACTGTCCGCAAGAAGTTATTCCTCTCAAAAACGATCGCACGGCTTGAAGCGAAGGGCACGGATCGGACACCTATTGAGACGGCACGGCTCCGGGCATTGCAAGCACCGCAACGCACCGACCAACAACAGAGTATCTATGAAGAGATGCTCACTGCGTTTATTGATCAGCGGGTGGCATACCTTCAATCGAAACCGCAACGCAACACAACAGAAAACCGTATCCTCGAAGCTCTGGTTGCGGTACAAGCAGACGGACTCCCCGAAGAAGCATCAGACCTCTCACTCTACTCGGATTTAGAGACACCCGACCAGGAACACAGCCGTCCGCTCGCGGAGACGCGCACCCTTGCCGGCGTACAAGCACCCGATACCGCGGACACAGAACTCGATCTCCCGGAAGATGTTACTGCGGATAAAAACAAACTCTCGCCTGCGCAACAAAGCAGTGTGAAAGCGATTATCGCAGCGTTCCTGCGGAAGATCCACACCGATACCGACACGACCGTTCAAGGCGGATTCCTGCTCGGCGACAAACCGGGTGTCGGCAAAACACGCCAGGCGTTGGCGGCCATGTGGCACTACATCCGTCAAGGGATCAACAAACACTTCGTCCTCGCCCCGAACCAACAGATTTTGGATAACTACTCAAAAGATATGCAAGCGATGGGCGGTCCCGCATCGGACATCTCGCACTACGATTCGGGTAATAAGAAACTGAAAACCCCGATCGGCACGGCGACCTATTCCATGATTACCCGGAAACCTGACTTGGTGAACTTCGCCACCGCAGGAGGTAGCCAGAACGCTATTGCCGACATCGTTGAACACTTGACAGGCACACGCCCGACACTCCAACAGACGCACCCGGCGGCGTATCAGGCACTCCGTGAAGCGTATGCCCGGATATTCCCAAACCTCCAAGACGGCGCATCTGTGGCGGACGTGGTGGCAGAACTTCAACGGCAGGCTGGCACGGTGAACCGCGAAAACGCCGCGCATGTTCAGAATTTCCGTCAACGCGTAACACCGATGCTTGCCGATTTACTGTTGGCAGAGGATGGGCAACAAGAATTGATTGCCGCCGGTGCGGAAGGCTCAGAGCTCTATACGCGCGTCGAGCAGCTGTTGAATTTTGCAGAGACACACTTCGCTGCGCAAACCGATCCCAATTTCCGTAGCACGACCGAAGCCTTTGAAGGTGTGATCGTCCTCGATGAGATGCATAAAACCGCAGGCACGAACTCACAGATCGGGCAGACGATTGCGAAACTTCATGAGCTGCTCCCGAACGCGAAATTCTTGTATATGTCCGCGACACCGTTCAAAGAGATCGATAACTTCTGGGTCGCAGAACGGCTTGGGCTTTGGGGTGCGAACCAACCCTTCCCGAGCTTCGACCGCTTCCGTCGGACGTTCAGACGTGCCTCGCGCGCTGTGAAAGAAGTTATCCCGCTCCACTTAAAACAGATCGGACGCTACATCTCGCGTGCGCTCTCATCAAAAGAGACACGCTACACACCCGTGGAAGTGCCGCTCACCGACACAGAGAAACGGCAATACGATACAGCCGTCCAACTCGTACAAGGTATCCGCCAACGGTTTGACGCAGCGATCGACGCAGCACTGCGCACGGCGTGGGGCAGTATCATCGAAAGCGAAGGGATGGACGGTCAATACCGCGCGAAATACATGCGGATGTACTACGGTGCGATGCAGGTGTTCTACCTCGCAGTCTTGGATGCCATGAAAGCACAGGGGCTTGAAGCAGACATCAAAGAGAAGCTCCAAAACGGCGATAAGGTGATCGTCCAGTTGGAAAACACGTGGGAAAAGTCAATCGCACGTGCAAAAGAACGCAAGAAAGGCGGCACCATCGGTCCCTTTGACCTTTTGGTAGATTTCGTTGAAAACGAGAACACGTTCCCGATACATGAACACACCACAGAGGTGCGCACCCGTTCCGACGGCTCGCATTACACAGTCGTTATACCGCGTATGAGATATGATGCCGAAGGGAATCAAGTACGGTCTGTCGATCCGAATCTCAAACGGCTACAGACACAACTCATCGCAGCACTCCGCCAAGAGATGCAACGCAGTGTATTTACCGCGGGGCTTCCGTTTGCCGCAGACATCATCCATGAGATTGCAATATCTGCTGGGGTGGCGAGCGGCGAGATATCCGGACGGACAGAAACATTTTCACGGAATAACCCGCAACGGATGCCACAAGACCCCGCTTCCCGGATCGGACGCGCCAAAGCCTTCTCCGAGACCACCGATTTGAACCTGATCGTTTTGGGCCCCGCAGGGCTGACAGGTATCAACCTCCCCGTCTCTGAAGCCATCAAAGACAAGGTTGGCGGACTGTTCCACTACCTTGTGCAATCCTCGTGGAATGTGAATACCTTTGAACAGGGTTTAGGGCGTGGCAAGCGGTCTAACTCGGCGATCGATCCGCAGTACCAAGTCGTCTACCAGGATCTACCCGGTGCCGATCGTGTGTTGGGTGCAACACTCGCCAAGTTTGCTGAGATGGGTGCACTCGCGGGGCAAGCAGATAACGCCTTGATGCAGAACATCGACAAGGTAGAAGGTGAAACAAACCTCGACGATGACCCAGAGGCGGATGTCCCGGATGTTTTCGATGAGACACAAGACACCGGCGAGCGGAGCCATGTGTTCGGCGTACACGGACAGGAAGCACTCGCACAACTCTGGCGCGATATGCATGAAGCCGGTGATATGGAGATCGCTGATACGCTCGGACTCGTACGCCCCGAACTCGCAGGCAACACAGGGCTGATCGACCCCGACACCATCCCAAGCGTGCAGCAGTTCTTCCAACGGCTCTTACACCAATCGACAACCGAGCAACCCCGTATTTATGAACAGTTTGAATCGCGTCTGAAACGGATTATCGCCTACAGGCGCGAGTTAGGTGAGTTGGATGTCGGGGCGAATGATCTCAACTCTAAAGATGGGCAGGTAACCGATAGGCTGACGATCTACACCGACCCGGATACCGGACAGACAGCAGAGATGGTGAAGTTAAGCGTGAAGCGGAAACTGCCGCGTCGGAGCTGGGAATTCGCACAGAAAGTTATCCGCGGTGAAGAAGGTTATGAACATCACGGTCGCAACTTCATCGGGATTTATCAAGATGCCGATGGTCACGTCTGGGCGGTCTTCGAAGCACCCTTTAGACAGGGCAGCGGAACGGAATACATCCGTTGGGGTCCCCGCGGTACACCCATTCAAGGTATCCATCAAGGCGAAAATCGGATAACTGCCGAAGAACTCGCAAACGATTTTACGCATATCTCCGTACCCAGCCAACCCCAAATCACAGATGTAGACGCAGCGAAACAGCTCTGGGAGGCAGAAGATGCTGATGCCGATACTTATGTCGATTCAGAGCTCTTTATGGCGACAGGGCTTATCCTCCCGAAATGGAGCAATCTCTCGACACAGCGGATGCACGCACTGATGGCAGTCATCCCGATGTTAGACGGCTCAAACTTACACGGTCGAGTGATACCGTCGGGACGCGTCTCGGAAGTATTGGAACAGATCGGCGGTGTCGATCCGAACCACTTTGATGCAGACAGAACAGAAACCACCACACCCGATACAGATACAGAGACATCGCCAAATGGCGATGGGAACACCTTCGCCGAGATCGACATCCCCCAGTTTGTACGCGATATTATCGGGCAACAGACGGATACGCGCATCGCTGAGCGACTTGAAACCATCGTTGAAGCGATTCATAAGGGAATGCCGATGCTGTTGCGTGGACATCGTGTGAGAGACGCTGCCGAAGCTGCGCTCTTGGGGCAACTCATCCGTGACCCGCAAGTTGAACACACCTGGATCGTCTACAGGAAAGACGGTCGGATCGTCAAAATCGAGCCGATGAGTCTCAACAGGAAAACCGAAACGAAGGCAGGGGACTTTACACACATCAAAAGAACGGCTGCCAAAGAAAAAGCAGATTCCGTGTTGCGTATCCATAACCATCCGTCCGGGGTGGCGAAGTGGTCAGACACGGATAAACGCGTCGCGATGCAGTGGCACACGGAACTCGGCACACTCATGGCGGAAGATATTATCGTTGACTCCGGCACGTATGCTTATCGGACTTTTGAAAACGGTGAATACACCTGGCACCAAGATGTCGTGTTAGATGCGACAGCTGCCGGTTTCGATACCAGCCCAGCGGCGGTCCCGGATGCGACAGGTGAAGTCAAGCCGACCGATCCGCTCTATCAGAACCCGTTGATTAGGGGTGCGCGTGAAGCGGCGACCTACATGCTCGGACTCAAACACCGAACAGACGTGGCAGAGTTGATTTTCGTTGATCCAAAGACAGGCAGGGTTACCGATACCGTTACAGATACACTGCTCCGAACTTCGCGTGTAGATGCCGAGATTGTCCAACGGCTGAAAGACTTGATCGCCCAAAGACCCGGACAACACGTGCATGTCGTGATGTGGGGTGGTAACCCTGCGTACACCACAGCGAAAGTGTTGATGAAAGCGAATATAGACGGCATGGATTCTGTCTGGGTGGATAGCACTCGTGGGCAAGGCATCGACTCGATTAGTACTTCCGATCAGGGAGACGCATCGGATACCACAACAGACACTGACACTGAACCCGACACGATAACGATAAAGATAGGTGACGAAGATCACACGCTCATCCGGTCACCAGATGACGATACCGATACCGACACCGATACGCTTTCAGATGTTATCACGGATTTGATCACGGATTTGAAGAAGTGGTGGGACAGGCTCACTAAGAAAGAAAAAGCGGATATACGGAAGAAACGGAAATTCACGAAGCCTGTTATAATTGCCGGTGTCCACAAACATGAACTATACCCAGACAAAGAGCGTAGGCTTCAAAACAGATATGATCGGGGTATTGATGCCGAACACATGGTAAGAGGTGATGAAAAAGAGAACCTACGGTCAATCCTTGGATCCGGCACGCTCAAGAAAGCGGGTACTTATCCAGGTGTAGAAGGCTCCGGTCCCCGCGTATTTTTCTCCTACGGTCCTTACTACCGCAGAAACGAAAGCAGGCATGATTATGGCGTTATTTTAGACCTTGAGAAAATGCTGCGCGAGATACCGGGCATGTACGGGACGATTCACACCCGAAACAATTGGGGCACCCGCCGAGCGATTACTTCTGTCAAAGAGATGCGGAAACTCGTGAACTCCAATCAGATCGGACACCCCGATACCGTCATTGAGATTAGTTTCCCACAAGATATTGACATCTCGAAATATTTTGTCGGTATCGTCGAAGATGGCAAGGTCTATGCGAAAAAAGAGTATCTTGTTGAGAGCCAGTTGACCCGCGAACAAATACCCGCAGAATTTCCGACAACAAAATCCGAAAGCGAATTGAAGCAAGATATTCGGGCATACAAAGCGAAGATTAAAGAACTCATTGCTGAGATAAAACCGAGATTTGACCGTGCAATCCAAGAAGAAAAAGACAGGATACAACGTCTTGATAAAAGCATAGATAGGCGCGACATAGAAATTAATAAATTATACAGTAATCTTCATTTCAACAGGACCAAAACCCCCCATTCGGATAGAAGCCGTATCAAAACGCTCAAATCTATGCTTTCAAGAGAGATCGATCAGCGCAGAGATGCACAAAAACGACTTGAAGAACTTCGCAAGTGGGAAGGCACAATTTTCTTTGCCAAGCCCCATGCAGCTTATATACTCAAGGAAATACAGCAGGAATTGAAACAGGCATCACGCCAACTCAAAGAGAAGCAGAACCCAAGACGCAAGCGACAAGGTGTGTTGATGAGTGATGTTACCACCGATGGCGACAACATCCTCTCCGACTACACCGCGCAAGTCCAACGCACCAACCCCGATTCTGTTGTCTACCGTGTGCATGCCCCAGAGGATTTAGCAATGACGGGTCGCGGACGTGCCAAATCCGCAGAAATAGGCGAAAAAGCACTCAACACGTTCCTGGATTCTAACGCCGGCATCATGGGTGTCTTGAAAGCCTGGTCCCCGACTGCACGTCGATGGGCACGGCTAACGAAAAACGAATTCGTCTCCGGGTTCGGACGGCTTACAGATTTAGAAGCACCCCAAGGAAGCGATGCACCGTCGCCTGCCGATGTCTTGAAAGAGATTCTCCGGGAACGGCAGATGATCTCTAAACTCAATGCTGGGCGTGCGTTATCAGCACTCGAACCGCCATTACTCGCGTTCAATAAACTTGCACGGAAACGCACAAGACTGCGCACAACCGCCGCAGCACCCGGCACACGCAAGGCAACGCGGACAGCGATGTCACACAAAGTTTGGAACTTCATTGAGTATAACACCCCTATCGAAAATGATCCGGAACTGCTTGAAGCCGCAGAGAATTTGAAGGAGGCTTGGCGTGAGCTGCTGATCTACGACACCGAGAAGATCGTCGAACTCATGGGCGAATTGGAAACAATCAACGAGAAGCTCTACGTAACCGATTCCGCAGGCAAACGCGTAGAATGGTACGGCGAATCCTTTGACGGTTTCGAGTGGGATCCTGAAACGAAAGGCTACACCAAAGACGGAAAGGCATACACCATCGAGGAAGCACACAGGGCAGCGAACAAACTCTATATGCCCCACTACTTCCGCGGTAAATCGCCACTACAGCAATACGCCGCACTCTCTAAGATGCAAGACGACTTGAACAAGTTGCTCGCCTCTGATGATCCCGCGGCACAAAAAGAGCTACTCCAACGCTTTGAAATCGAGATCGATCCCGGCGGCTTCCAGTACACGCACCTACCGACGGGCAAAACCGCTTCAACAGCGTATGAGATGGTACGCATCGTCGCCGACCACCTGTCCAACGAAGACGCAGCCCTACAGGGCATTATGAACTACTACCAAGACGAAGGGCGTGTCGGCTACTACGGACACCTCGAAAGGACACGTGAAACAGACGACAGGTTCTATGCCCGGGATGTGGCACTACTCGCAGAAAACCGCATCCGTTTATGGGACCGGCTCGCAGAAGTCGCAACGATCGGACAGCAACACCCGCTCATCGGGGATAGCCCGCGTATGAAAACGCTCATTGAACAGGTGATGACTTTCGATAAGACACCCCGCGAAGCAGCACTTCGTAAATTTATTGATCCCTTGAAACCCGGAGATGAAGGGATGTTTGAACGGCTCCCACAATTCGCCTCCGGTGTCGATACGGCATTAGACATCATGCAGCACTGGTTGGAACGCGACGCAGACGGACAGAAAACCGGGAACTACCAAGAGATCGACATCGGACGGATGAACCTCGACGACGCAACGCTCACAGAATTGGAACGGATCGGACTCATCGAGAAGGACGGAGACTCCTGGAAAGTCGTCGGTGAAGATATTGCGCAACGTCACGCAACGCTGGCACGGCATATCCACGAATTCTATAACACGCTCGCACAACGGAAAAACGCCGTGCATTCATTAGTGCTTGGGCTTGGCAATTGGCATACCCGGGATCCGTTAGAGATGGAATCTTCGGAGTTTTGGAAGAAGATCAACGACGCGATCACTGTATTGACTTTGAATCACGGTGTCGCGATCCAGAACATGTTAGAGATACCGCTGATTTCAATGATGACCGGTGCCAACCCGCTCTTTAAAGGGTTGAAGAACATGGCGAACAAGGAATATCGCGATGCTATGCAACAACTCGCACGCGGCTTGAGCCATGCCCGCAAATTCATGGCAGATACATCGCTCGCCGATAAGTATCTCGGTTCGCCGTTGACGTTCTTCTCCAAATCGGATGAATTCTCAAGAGCTGCCGGCTTAGGGATCGGCTTAGAGAATGCGAAAGCGAAGATCCAACGCTACGCCGAAGCAGAAGGGAAACGCCGTGATGCGATCGGGCGTGAGATGGATGCCATCCGTCTGAACAAAGAGGTAATCGCGGGTATCCCAGTAGACCAGTTATCTGATGTTTTGACAGCCGCAGAGGAACTGATCCTCAACAACGAGGTGGACACCGTGTTCTCATCAGAGAAAGGCGGCGAACTCTCCGCTGCGGAACGACTCGCTGGTACAATGCTCCGCTCGATGTTCTATGTCTCCGATGAGACGTTCAAACAGTACGATGCGTCATCATTACCGGCGTTTATGGTCTCACGCAACCCGCTTATCCGGGTGTTCATGAAATACAAGTCTTGGATGTTACAACAGAATAGATTGGTCTATAACCAACTCAAGCGCGCCTATCGCGAAGCGAAACAAGGCAACCCTGAACCGCTCGGCAACTTCATTGCGTCGTCGGCGATGATGGGACTCGGCACCGGGGGCTTATTGTGGCTCTATTCGGGCTTACAGGGTGATGACGACGATAAGACGGTCACAGAACGGCTCATGAAAGGGCTTGCCGCGGCACAGACATTCGGGATCGGGTCGGTGATGTTTGAACTGGCGATGTATGCCGAAGGGAACTGGTATCAGATGTCGAACCTCTTGGCGAAACAGGCTGCGGGTCCGACGTTCTCGGTCGCAGCACAGATGATCGGTCCGGTGTTCACAGGCGACTTCGGACAGGCGGGTGAGGAAGCACTCCGCAGATTACCGATCGTTAGCTTCTCACGGCGTGTCGGTGGCTGGCGACTGCTTGAAGAAGCGACGGGCATAGGGGAGGACAATGAAGAATAAAAAACGACTCCTTTATTATTTCTGGTCAATTCTTGTCACCTTTGCATTTGTATTCATTGTTACCGCGAAGGTATTGGGTATCTTTCCATGGAAACTCTACGACCTTATTGGTATCCCTTCTGCATTGTTTTTAGTCGTTATTTTACTTGCAAAATTCATCAACGACGATTATGAGGAGGAATAACGTGACTGTCAAGGAATTGAAAGAAATTCTCGAAGATTGCGATGACGACATGCTAATTGTTGTCGATCGTGAGGAATACGGATACTTGGAAGTCGAGCGGACAGAGCGCGTAACGCACATAAGGGGATATAAAGGGTTTCTTCAAGGAAACGACGAGGTCCCGGCACTGCGTATCGTCGGGAAACCTTTTTAGGAGGAACAGATGTCAGACACTGTAGACGAACTTATCGAAAAAATAAACAACGAATTCGGTGAAGATTTCAAAGTGGATGAGCATGCACACGCACCTACGGCACACAGGCTGGTGGAGATGAATACAATCCCTGTAGGGTTATACCTCAATGAGCTGGTAGAGAACGGTAACTGTCTTTGTGGGCTACCCCTTTTTTTTCCAAAACAGCCGTCCGTAGATATTTATAGCCTCGATTTTGGATATTTCGAAGATCTTGGATGCCATGATGATAATATAGCATATATAGAATTTGATGTTTATTGTCGTCGGGATCATCACCAAAACTTTGAATCCATATCTTTCAACGTCGCATGGGAAGGCCCGGAAGAGCTGCAATCAAGACTACTCTATAGCCAAGAGATAGACGTAGAAGCGTATGACGGCGCTAGGGCAGAAATCAATAAAAAGTGTGGACGGATCCGCAGCGAAGGCTGGCAGAAGTTGATAGCACTTTATGATCCGAATTCCTTTATCTGCCAATTTTTTCAATTTTACAAAAAGTTCACAGATACGACAGGAGAATATGTAAAACTCAGGGAGGGGCTGTAAATGGAATCTAATTGGTTTGAATACAAAGGCAATATTATCAACCTTGACAACATCGAGGGCTTTCGTGTCCACAAGGCACGCAAAGAGGATATAGCCTACACCGATATATCAACGGCAAAAGGTAAAAAACTCTGGATTCTCCATGCCGGGTATACCGCGCTGGATTCCTTTAGCACCAAAGACGAGGCGTTGCGTGTCGCTCGTGATATTATCGCCGGTAAGCATAAGGTGAAATTGCCGAAATGACCAGCTCAGAATATCGACAATTCATAGCTAACCGTGCTGCGATCTACAGGCGCATTATGACCGAGCGAAAACTAAAAGAGAAACCCGCGATCGACGCTCTTTGCGCCGGTCTGGACGTACTCAACGAACAATTCGCAGAGACGCTCGCCCGAAGTGTAGACCACAATAGACGGTCTTTTTATATACTCGCGCTTTGAAGGTAACAATGCTTCAGTTTCTTAGCCCAGACAGCCGCTTTCGGATGTTGATCGACGAAGTATCACGCCAGATTCAGCACACCGATTTTTCGGATGCCAAGATCGCCGAGGCGTGTTTCACATCAAGGGAATTTGTCCGTCGGCAACGCAAATTTCTAAAACTCTGCCCAGATGGGGTATGCTTTAAAGAGGTTGAGATGCCAAAGAAAATACCGATCTCCCGGGAAGACTTACATCGTGAGTACGTCGAGAACGAAAAAACACTTGCAGAGTGTGCCGAATTCTTCGGTTGTTCAGTGGGTGTAATCATGAACAGAATGGAAGAATACGAGATACCAACACGATCACGTGGAGGTTTCCGGAAAAAATCGGAGACAACGTTAGAAGAAATAACAACACCGGATACTGAAACCGAATTACTGGAAACTAAACTCAAAGAACCTTTTGAGGTTATCGAGGAGCGGAAGCGGATGTTGGAAAGGCTTGTCCTGCTCTCAATCTTTACAGAGATGAGCATCCAAGAACTCTTGGAAGAGGCTCTGGAGATACTCTTTGAAAAATACGCTAAGGATGTGTAATATGAAAACAGGCACTAAAATTCGTTTCAAGGTGGCAAACTATAATGCCGGTAAACGCATAGAAGAGACAGGTGAAGTGGCAGACGGAACGGTTATCAGACGCGAGGGGAACGGTTTCGTTATTCGTGTAGAAGGGCATGAACTGCCGTTTTATGCCACGCATGATGATATTATCGAGGAAGGTGATGGCGAAGAATAGAACGCATCTCGTTTTTCCGATCCTGCCGTCGGAACTCAAGGCACTCGAATTAAGCAAACTCCCGGAACACATTGATATTGGGGGCTTGATCTTCACGCGCTATGAGATCGAACAGGCACTTCGCCGGTGGCAACACCGTAAACACCAGAACCCTTTACAACATCCGTCGCGCTCGCAGTATATCCGGACCCTTTTAAAATCACAAGCACAGACCGATGTCGCTGTCAAAAAGATGCGGACGGCTTACGCGAAAATCCAAGACGATATAGAGGTGGCAAAAACCGACATTCTCTGTAAGATCACCGAGAAAGCCGACCTTGAACGCGACCTACAGCACGAGATCGCTTTAAGGCAGAACGCCGAACGCGAACAGAAAATAAGCGAGGATATCATCCAGGCACAGAAACGGAAACTTGACACCGCGGAGCAACAGGCTGAGCTCCTACGGAAAACCATTGAACGTTATGAAATCCGATACCAGACCATCAAGAACGAATACCCGCTGAACTGGCTACAACGGTTCATCGGCTGGGTTTTTAGGATATGCTAATGAAACCTATAGAATTACTCGACGCGCGTATGCCACACGACCAAAACCGTTTCTGTCTGTTGGTGAAGATCGACTTTATCTATCACAGAAAGAAAGATCCACCTTATACGCAGTGGGCGGATTACCGGAAAGTCGGGGACGCGTATATTCTATCAAGTATGGAGAATTGGCTGCCTGAAGAACTACACCAGCTGACACCGGAGACGCACAAGATTAAGGTTGTTCCGAACAATGATAAACGGCAGATACGCCCTGTGCGCATAAAAAACGTTAGATCAAGTAGCTGGTATGACGGTTTTATGCCAGATAGAAGAGAAATCATTTACTGATAGGAGGAAACCATGTACCTTGTCCTACTCGCTAATGAAAGCGGTGAACAGGCACACAGCATCATCGAGGCAACGCACCCGCTTTTGCGATCGACACTTCAATCGCTCGCAAACACGCACCGATGCACCGTCATCGCACGACGGCTGCTCGGTCCGAGACAGACAGAGGAACTCAAATTTGAACCACAATAAGATCGTAGAGATACCCGACTCCCATTTCCAACACGACGAGGGCGACAAGGATACACCATCTCTATATGACCGAATCATCGCAAAGAAACCGAAGAATAGATACCCGCGTCCGCCGATCTCTACCGTGTCGTTCTCGTGTCCGTCGTGTGGTGCCGAGACAAGCGTCTGGTGTCGTGACGAACATGGACGCGAGACGGAAGGTGTCTGCGAGGCACGCACAGCGATATACACAACGGTCTGTGACCGGTATGCCGAGAAAGTTGAAAACGGCAGCTTGCGTCTACATGTTATGACGCATGCCGATGTTGAAAAGGAAATCCAAAAACTTATACAGGAGGCAATCGCCAACTATGAACGATGAAAGACAAGATGAAAGACAAGATTTAGCACCCGACACGGACGAAGCCGCACCGCAGATGCACTATGAAGATTTGAAATATCCGCTGCTCCAGCGCGGACTGCCGGTCCCTTCGGCGATGGAAGACTACATTCGTGGATTAATCGTCCGCGATATGCTCAGCGACGAGGAGATCGAGCAGATCCGCAAAGAGATGGTACAAGCGTTCCAGAATGAAGGGCAGCCAGTGCCTAACAATTTTCACGAAAACTTTGATACATGGTTTCCGCACAATAAACCGAACAAACAGTAAAATCGTGGAGAGCGGGGTAGAAGCGGACATTCGCCTGACCGCTGAAACTTTTGCTACTTGCGCCACCGGATCCGGCTCTCCGGTGGGCGTGGCGTGCACCCACGCATCCTTAAAAGCAGAAACTCCCTACTGTATAGGTAGGGGGTTCTGTGTTTGTACGTTATAGTAATGTCTCACGCGGTGGCATTCGGTCATCTAACCCTGCGCGATACTCACAATCGTCATCATCGGTGATGGCCTCCGGGTGTTTTGTTAAATCGTGAAGGTGCGGGATGCGTTCTTCAGGCGGCGGCACAGGGATTCGCCGATTAGCACCGTCCATCAAGAATCGGATATGGTCATCAACAGCGTCTATGCCATGCTTGTCTATACACGCTTGGCAGACCACAGCGATCCCACCCTCCATAGGCAAACCGCACCGGAAGCAGCCCCACTTCGTTTCGACGGCTTCTGGTACTTTATAGTCCATTTGAAACAGGTTTGCGGGTGCGTCAACAACAGGCATCTCACAAACACAACACTTGCCATAATCGTCCATCTTATTGCTCCAATTCAGCGTCGGGGTCAATCGGCTCTGCATCGGGCCAGACGCGTTTGCGACGCGCAATAAGTTCCTCGATGAAGAACCCAAGCGTGTCTGGTGAGTGAAAGCGTAAGCCTAACTTTATATCTTCGTCAAGTGTGATAACGAAGTGTATCTGCTCGGCTGGTAGTTTCGCTTCCAGGTCCGGGTGCCATTCCACGATAGTGATCCGCTCAAATGGTATGTTATAGATACCACCCGCAGGCGTAACGGTGTCGTGTTGTGTGACTTCCAGCCCCGGTCCTGGGGCTATACGTTTCTTTTTCTTCGACATTTAAATATCAGGGATGCGTCGCCGCACCCCTGCCTTTACCATCGCCATTTGGCGATCTTATACCTTAATCACATCGCCCTCTGCGGGCGTGTCCGGCGAAACAAACAGGGCATAATCCAAAAGCAGATAGAGCTGCGTCCCAATCATGCCGCGCGATGCTGTGCCGAGTATTGTTGCCAACTGTTGACGCACTTCAGACTCATCGTCTACTGGGATGTAGATAACACGGCCCCTGAGATGCTCAAGGATGTCGTTTATTTCCAGGGCGTACAAGTCGTCAACGGCTATTGAAAATTCGGGTTCTTCACTGCTTTCATCAGATGCGTTCACTAAAACCGAATCAGGCTCTAATTGCGGCATTTCCTCACCAGCATGCTCGACAAGTGCATCTATGAGAGGCTTCGGTTCTGGAATCTCCTTGATCCAGTCATCGTCACTGTAAAGCGCAGTGGCAACCTTCTCAAAAAGTTTCGCCTCCTTTTCAATCGTCTCGATGTGCTTACGATCGGAAGGCTCATCGGTGGTGAGTAGATCGCGAAACTCATTGTGTTTCAACTCATAATTGAACTTATGCTCTACCGCAGAGGTAATCGCATCTTGCGTAATACGCCGTGGATACAACTTGATTGCCTCCTTTAAATGGGCAAGGGTAGCTGTCCATTCTTTTACTGCCTTTTTCCGTTTTCTCTCGATGCGAGACTTCTCTTTGGCAGTGAATTCCTGTATCCACTCTGCATCGGTTTCAAGCCCCTCTTTGACTTCAAGGTGAAGCGCGGCGTACTTTTCGCAGAATTCAGGGTTATCGCGGTCCGACATATCGTAATAAAAATACTGCATGCAAAAGCCTTCAAACCGCTCATCGTGCTTACGCAAGAAGGTTTGAAGCCGGTCGCGTATGCCAGTAAACCTACCATCGTGTTCCCCCAGCCCTTTACCGAGTGTACGACTAAAGGCTCTTTCACACGCCTTGGATGCATTCTGTAAACTTGCCCGTGCCTCGTTCACTCGGTCTTCAGCCTGAGCAATATCGAACACTGCCGACATGAATTCGGTATCCGCAGACAAGACCAACTTATGAAAGTTTCGCAGCTGCGTCATAGAGAGGTCTTGATAGAGTCGCCACTTTGATGCGGTGTTGTGCTTCCGCTGTAGCCATGCCTCTGCATGTTTAAAGGCGGTGTCGAGACCCTTCTCTTCGGAGAGTCGGTACCAGTCTGTCTCAATCTCTTCATAGAACTCGCGTTTCTCATCTTCTGTAGCCTCGATAAGCGGCGTACGGATTTTGACAACCTTGCCCTCAGCGTCTTTCCGCTCAGGAGAAGCTGCCAACTCGCGCAACCTTTTCAATCGACCGTCGGAGATACCCCACAAGCGTAACTTCGGGTTATCGGACTCAAGCAGTTCGACAACTTCAGCACGCCAACGCCGGATGCTTGTCTGCGGTATCCGCCACATATCCTCAAGAACCGTGTTCGTCTGTTCAAAAAACTTGGGAAGGAGCAACAGCTGCGTCACCGCAGCCCTCTTTTCCTTTTGCGTAAAAGGTTGACCGATGCCTGCATTCACCGATGGATCAAATTTGAAATTATCCAAATGCATCATCTCAATAAACGCTTCCTCTTTGCCTTCATGGATGTGGACGAGGACGGTTTCAAGTTTTATATGCTGAGCGGCAAGTGTGCGATGCGCACCACAGGCGCAGACGTAGGGGAGTTCGGTCTCAATGTTCGCAAGGTTCGCCGATTTGAACACGTCAATCGGGAATTCAGGCAGAAAGCCTTTCGCCTGCATCGACTCTGCGAGGTCACCGATGTAGTTCTGATTGAGTGCCCTATTGTTGAGAACCTCAAACACAAAGATTTGTGTCGGGTCTATCCATTTCTTTTCCACTTGTAAATCTCCTTGATTGTGGCTTCGCAGCATGCTAAAATAAGCATCGCAAAACCAGTTCGGCGGTTTTGTAAGGGGTGCTTCTGCGCCCCTTTTATATTATAGGTTGTTCTTCTCGCAGTGGTATTTCACAGACCACAGGGACTGATCTAACCGCACTGCGCACTCCTCGTAACTCAGTGGCGGGTCTTGTGAGCGGTACGCCTTTAAGCGTTCCAGTTTCTCATCTGTCATCCGATCGACGCGATCATACCACGCCGCTTTCCTGCGTGCCTTGACTTCCGCAACCTCGTAACCCCGTGTCCTCGCGACGAGGATCACAAGGTGTCGATCGACACTTGAGCGTCCAACACCCGCTTGGTCGGCGATCTCATCGTAGGTTAGGTTCTCCCACGCATCGTAAGGCGTGTTTGGGTTATCCAGCCACGCTTGGATTTTCTCTTTCGCGTTATTCGCCATCGTTCTCCTCCTTGCACCAAGTGAGGATGGTAATCGCTTCTCGCTTGCCTTCAAGTCTTTCCTTCCAATCCTCAAAGTTTTCCTCCCAACCTTCAACCATAACAAACTCACCCTCAATATAGGACTCCTTGGCTACTTTTGGTCTAATCGTCAGGGTCTCAATCGCCTTAGCACGATCAAAGCCTTCGTGTGTGCCGTAGGGTGCGCGCTCAAAGACAACAAGCGTCTCTGGATCGTGTTTAGAGAGTTCTTCTATCAGTTCTGCTACTTTCATTTGATTACAGGGACGGTCGCCCGCCCCTGCCCTCATTACCTTGCGTTGTGTGCAGCTTCAAAACCTTGCAGAAACGCAAAAATATCGTTTTCGCTGATAAAATTATATGTTTTACCAGCGATTTCCACATCATAACTCTCTGATGTCGGGAACCGATCATCAGGTCTGTAGTAACTTAGATACTTCTTAACAACATAGCGGTATCCAGCACACTCATCTTCTTCAATAATCCCTTGATAGATACGACGACCTGTTGCATTAAACATCGTTGTGTTCCTTTGCCACATTCGTGACGTTATACCCGCGCTTAGCGAGTTCGGCAATTAGCGAGTCATCGCTGGCACGGTGTACCGGTGTCGCTTGTTTCTGTTCTATGCCTGCGACAAGCACAGACATTAATTCGAGAGCCTCGCGTACTTCAGCATAGTTCACGCCTAAGTACTTCTGTGTGGTCGCGACATTCTTGTGTCCCAACATCTCTTGGACAACAAAAATATCGTTGGTTTGTGAATACAAGCGTTGCGCGAAGGATTTACGCATTGAGTGCGTGCCGAGCTTGCCACTCAACCCCGCCTTCGCAAACGCTGCCATCAACGCATCGCTACCTGCCTGTGTGGTCATCCGTTTCGGTGTCCCGTCTTTGTTCTTGACGCGTGAGATAAACAACGGTGTGTCCGGATCCACTTCGCCGAACAGCCCTGCCCTTTCCGTGTGCCACGCCATGATGTCTTCAACAGCAGCGCGACCGTCAGCATTCAGCGGCACCGCGCGACTCGTTTCGCCACCTTTGACGATCTCCTTGTTGTAAAGTATATCCTTGGCGGGTTTGCCGTTCTGCCACACATCGCCAACTTTCAGCGATAGCAGTTCGTTGATCCGTCCACCAATGGAAACACCTAACAGGAACAGCGATCGGTTACGGGTAGCAAACGTACCTTCAAACGATTCTGAAACCGCTTGGATTTCTGCGTTGTCAAGGGGTCGTGTCCCTTTCATTGTGTGTCCTCCTTCCTAATAACAAAGTTCGGATTGCTTCTTGTATCCAACCTACGCCCGTCTGCTTTAAGATGGTGTCAATGTCATCCGCGGTAACCGAATCCCAGTGTCCTTTCTTATCTATCAGCGCGGATACGACCTGTGCACCTGCTTTCCCGAAGTCAGACATCCGTTGCACAGCATCAGCGGGCAACTTCCAACCTTTTGCTTGCAAATAATCCATCAGCATCGCCGGTCCCTGTGCAGTGTAGCGAACTTTGCCATCGCACTGGAACACCAACACGCCATCTATAATCGTGATTGTGTAAGGCGTGCCATCGGACAGCACGCCATTTAAAAATTCAAGCCTTTTCAATTGCAACCCCCTTGAAATAAACCCAACTGCCGTGTCCGTGCTGGCATTTGAAACATCTCTTCCTGAATCGTCATGCCACCGCATGCAGTGAGCATCTCTTGAAGCGTGTTAAATTCTTTGTGGTCTATCATACCATCATCAACAAATACGCGATAAACGCCGCCATCAATCTCGCCAAGTGCAATAGTTTCGCCTTCAGCGTTTATGAGTTTGAATCTGGTTACCATTGTGCGTGTCCTCCTTGTGTCTTTGTAGCATAATTATATCATACACCAAGCAGTGTGTCAAGTATAGTTTCATTATTGGACGCGACCGAAGTCGCGCCCGCTCATTTTACGCCACCTTTAAAATTTAGAATGCGTTGATGCTCGGTTTTGTCAACACCGTTATAGTTAACTCTATCGTGAGCATGCCCGCCGATAATGTTACCCGTGATGACGCTATAGATACGCGGTTTTATCAACCCTGCACGCAACGCTGATAATGCTACCGGACAATTGTGGCTGCGCCCGCCCGCGCGATCAATACAATCTTGGGTAACCTTTAGCGTCAAAATCTTTCGTCTCATTGCAAGCCTCCTGTTGCCTTTGCATCTATGAGCCGAAACAGCACCGCCGTTGTAATTTCCTCGTAGTCGTCATCGTGTATCGTTTGCAAGATGTTAACGGCGTGTCCTTCGGCTGCCTGTAATAAGTTTTCGGTCGTCTCATCGTCATAAGTGACAACCTTGCCGAGTGTGTCCGACAGCGTTTTCGCGACTTCCCGCAATGCCTTGAGTTTCTCGGTCGGTGTCAAAATTTCCTGTTCCATGTGTCCTCCTTTGGTAGTGGCATCGGTGGCTTCGTTGGACAAGTGCCGAGCCGTCTGTTAGTTTGGTAAGCCTTTACTCCTGCCCCGACGCGTCCGACTGGACGCGCCTTGTGTCCTTATAGCAACAACTCAAACTGGTCAGGATTTTTCGCGCTAATCGCGTTCCCAAACAAATCAACCTGTTGCACTGATTTCTGATGCGGTTTCATTTCTTCCGCTTCGGGTGCTGTTGGCAACTCGCAATTTTCCAATATTGCCGTTGCTGCGACTTCTATCGTCTCTTGCCCGAGCCGCTTCGCGCTGTGGGGTGTCAACTTAAGCGTCACCGTGTGTCCTTGAAAACTCACGCCTTCGCCTATCCGTTCACCTGCGATGCAGATAAACTCGCCTGCTTCTCGCTCTATCATTGCCAATTCTTTCCCTTCAAACATCGTAAAAAAAGGGACGCGTCGCCGCGCCCCTCCCTCATCGTCTAAATAAAACCCTCTTCCTTGAGACTTACAAATATCCCGTCTCCGATAATCACATGGTCTAAAACCTTGATGCCGATTTGGTTGCCTGCCTCTATCAACTGCTTCGTCGCCCTGATGTCCTCTTGGCTCGGCTGTGGGTCGCCCGATGGGTGATTGTGGACAA